TTGGTCTTATTGGTGGTACAGCAACATCTGCTAACACACCAGACACAGTAGTAAAGCGTGATGGCTCAGGAAACTTTGCTGCAGGAACAATTACAGCAACTATCACAGGTACAGTTTCAAGCCTTTCAAACCACGACACAGATGACCTTGCTGAAGGAGCAAACCGTCTGTATTTCACAAACCAAAGAGCACTTGATGCAACATCTGCAGCATATGACGCAGCTGGTTCTGCTTCAACAGCACAGACAAACGCACAAAACTTTGCTACAGATGCAATTAATGATCTTACAACATCTCATATTGAAGAAGGAACAAATCTTTACTTCACAAACCAACGAGCAATTGATGCTGTTGGTGGAACAATTGGCGATGCAATTGATCTTCTTGACACAGACGACATTGAAGAGGGTGCAACTAATCTGTACTACACAGATGAGCGTGCTCGTCTTGCAGTAGACAATGGAGATGGATTAAACTACAACTCTACAACTGGTGTATTCTCAGCACACTTAGGAAATGGTCTTGAATTTTCTCTTGGTGGAGCAATTCAGATTGATGATTCAGTTGTTGTAACAGAAACAGATCTTACAACCGCTCTAAATAATCACGATGTTGCTTCTGGAGTTCACGGAGTTACAGGTAACGTTGTAGGTACAACAGATGCACAAACAATTTCTAATAAGACTCTTGGCGGAGATCTTGCTGCAGGCGGATTCCAGATTACAAATCTTGGTACACCAAACAACAGCACAGATGCTGCAACCAAGGGATATGTTGATGCAGTTTCTGAAGGACTTCATGTTCATCCAGCAGCACGAGCAGCAATTCTTACAAATGTTGCAATTGCTACTGCTCTTGAAAATGGAGACACTGCTGGTGGAGTAACACTTGTCACAGGAGATCGTATTCTTCTTAATGGTCAGACCAATGGTGCAGAAAACGGTATCTACGTAGTTCAGGCTTCAGGTCAAGCACTTCGTGCAACAGACTTTGATACAGCAACAGAGGTAGACAGCGGAGACTTTATCTTCGTAAGTGCGGGTACTTATGCAAATACAGGTTGGGTACAAACACTCAAGCCAGCAACAATTGGAACAGACCCAATATCATTTACTCAGTTCTCTGGAGCTGGTACATATACTGCTGGAAATGGTCTAACCCTTGACGGTACAGTATTTTCAATTAATGAAACAATAACAGCAACAAAATCATATGTTGATGAAGAACTAGATGCACACATTGACTTAACAGACAATGTTCACGGTGTAACTGGTACTGTAGTAGGAACTTCAGACAGCCAGACTCTTACAAATAAGACTCTTGGTGCTGGAACAGTTCTTAGTGCAGATATTGATGCTGTTAATTCATACACAATTAAAAACCTTGAAGAGCCAACAGCAAATCAAGATGCAGCAACTAAGTTCTATGTTGATGCAGCAGAATCTGCAGCAAACTCATACACAGATGGTGAAATAACTACTGCCCTTACAACTGCTCAAGGATATGCTAATACAGCAGAACAAAATGCTAAGGATTATGCAGATGCTCTTGATACAGATGACGTAGCAGAGGGTACAACAAATAAGTACTTCACAAATCAGAGAGCAATTGACGCTGTAGGTGGCACAATTGGAGATGCAATTAATGCACTGGATACAGATGATATTGAAGAAGGTTCAGCAAATCTTTATTATACATCTACTCGTGCAAAGACTGCAGCAGCAGAACTTCTGACTGGTGCATCAAAGACAAATATTACAATTACAGGAACAGGTGCAGGACTTACTATTACCGCAGAAAACGGTGTAGCAGATTCTACAACTACTGATCTTGCAGAAGGTACAAATCTTTACTTTACAAATGCTCGTGCAGTAACTGCTCTTGAAGCAGTTGTTCCAAACTTCACAGCAGTTGAGATCAACTCAGTTGCTAAGCAAGTTGCAGCAACTCTATCAGCACCAACAGCAGGAATTCAGACAGCATTCTCATGGGCACATGCAGATTATCGCTCAGCAGAATTCCTGGTAAAGGTTGCTTATGGAGATCACTCAGAAATATCAAAGGTTCTTGTAACTCTTGATATCAACAATAATATCGCAATTACTGAATACGGTATCGTTGGAACTAACGGATCAGCATCTTCAATATCAGCTAGCATTGATGGGGCAGATGTTGACTTGATAGTAGACACAGAAAACAACAGCTCAACAGTTACAGTTGTTGGAACATTGTTAGCATAACAAACGAGGAGTGAGAGATGGCAACAGGCAACAAAGACTTTAAGGTAAAAAATGGCCTTGTCGTTAATAGCGACGGTACATTTGGAGGAACAGTTACTGTTGCCACTCCCACCCTTGGAAATCATGCAGCAACAAAGGCTTATGTAGATTCAGCAGCTGGAGCACCCAGCCTTCCAATATCAGATACACCACCTGTATCTCCAACAAATGGAGATCTATGGTTTGACAGTGTTACACAAAGAGTTCATGTTTATTATGATAGCCAGTGGGTAGCAATTGCAACACTTGCTGATGCAGAGGTTCTGCAAGATCATATCCATGACACTTCAATTGATGGTAATGGATTAATTGTTAGTATGTTTATGTCTGGCGGATCATATGATGAGCCAGGCGTTTTAGTAAGTGCAGGAAATTATAATACAACATCCTGGGAAAACACCTGGGATGGAGGAACGGCAATAGATAACTTTAACTAATTATCTGTTATAATACTATTACATCACCCATAAGGAGAGTTTAAATGGCAACAAGAATGCAACAGCGTAGAGGAACCGCAGCTCAGTGGATTTCTACTAACTCAGGCCAAGGACCAGTCCTTAACGCTGGTGAAATTGGTTTTGAAATAGATAACAACAGATTTAAGATTGGTGATGGTGTAAATCACTGGGTAGACCTTCCATACTTTGCTAATAATGAGGCGATTACTGATTTAATTGATGGAGCCCCAGCCCTATTAGATACTCTTAATGAGCTTGCAGCTGCAGTTGGTGATGACCCAGCTTTCTTTACAACAGTTGCCACAAACCTATCTAACCACCAATCAGACACTACTAATATTCACGGTATTGCAGACACATCTCTTCTTGCAACAACAGCTAATGTTGCAACAGCAAAATCAGAAGCAATTTCTGCTGCCTCTTCAGACGCTACAACAAAGGCTAACGCAGCACAGTCTACAGCAATCTCAGCAGCAGCAGCAGATGCTACTTCAAAGGCTAACGCAGCTCAAGCAGCAGCAGAAGCAACAGCCTCTGCAGATGCAACATCTAAGGCAAATGCTGCACGAACTGCAGCAGAAGCAACAGCAGCATCAGCACTTTCAACTGCAATCTCAACAGAGGTTTCAAACCGCAACACAGCAATTTCAACTGCAGTAGATTCATTAGTAGATGGTGCGCCAGCACTTCTTAATACATTAAATGAATTAGCAGCAGCAATTAACGATGATGCTAATTACACCACAACTATTACAACAGCACTAGGAACAAAAGCTCCATTAGCTTCTCCAGATTTAACTGGTGTTCCAACTGCTCCAACAGCAGCAGCAAATACAAATACAACTCAGATTGCTACAACAGCGTTTGCAAAAGCAGAAGCAGATGCAGCTCAAGTAGCAGCAGAAGTAGATGCTACTTCAAAGGCTAACGCAGCTCAAGCAGCAGCAATCTCAGCAGCAGCAGCAGATGCTACTTCAAAGGCTACATCCGCTCAAGCAGCAGCAGAGGCAACCGCAGCAGCAGCTCTTTCAGCACATGACTCAGATACAACAAATGTTCATGGAATTGCAAATACATCGCTGCTTGAAACACAATCAGGGGCTCAAACTAAAGTAGACACACATAGTTCAGATACAACAGGTGTGCATGGTATTGCAGATACATCATTGCTTGAAACACAAACAGGTGCTCAAACTAAGGCAGACTCTGCAGTTAGCTCTCATAGCTCAGATACAACAAATATTCACGGTATTGCAGACACGCAAGCTCTTGAAACACAAACAGGTGCTCAAGACAAAGTAGATTCTCACAATTCTGCTACAACAAATGTACACGGTATTGAAGACACAGCAGACTTGGCTACACAACAGTATGTTCTTGATCAAATTGCAAACTCAACAGGAGATTATCCAGACTTAGCTGGAGAAGGTCTTGATTGGAATGGAGTTACTTTAGCATTTGATATTGATTCAACAGTTGCAACTAAGACTTATGCAGACACAGCAGTTTCAACACACTCATCTGACACTACATCAGTTCATGGTATTACAGATACTGCAGAATTAGCAACTAAGGCATTTGCAGCAGAACTTCTTACAAATGCAACTAAGACAAATGTTACTATTACAGGCGATAAGAATGGTTTGACCATTACAGCTGAAAATGGAGTAGCAGACTCCACAACTTCTGATTTAGCAGAAGGAACAAACCTTTACTTTACAAATGAAAGAGCACAAGATGCAATTGGAAATTCTCTTGGAACTGGACTTACATATACAGATTCAACAGGAGCAATTTCTGTAACTACAAACACATACGATTCCTATGGATCAGCAAGTGCTGTAGCAGGAGATCTTTCTACACATACTTCAGATACAACAGATGTTCACGGTATTGCAAACACTGCAAACCTAGCTACAAAACAATATGCTGCAAGTCTTTTGCTTAATGCAACTAAAACCAATATCACAATAACAGGAGACGTAGATGGTCTCACTATTAATGCTGAAAACGGAGTAGCTGATTCTGATACAGACTTCCTTACAGAGGGAACAAACAATCTTTACTTTACAACAGAGAGAGCACAAGATGCAGTAGGAAACTCTGTTGGAACTGGTCTTTCATATAACGATGCAACTGGAGCAGTTTCTGTAGATACAACAGCAATCCAGGCTCGTGTAGCAGATGTTTCTGATACAGAAATTGGATACTTAAATGGAGTTACTTCATCAATTCAAAACCAGATTGATACTAAAGCAGCACTAGTTTCTCCTACATTTACAGGTACCGTTTCAGGTATTACAAAGACAATGGTGGGATTAGGCAACGTAGATAATACTTCAGATGCAAACAAGCCAGTATCTACTGCACAAGCTTCAGCAATTGCTACTGCTAAGTCAGAGGCTATTGCGGATGCAACATCTCAGGTTACATCTGTTATTGATGGTGCACCAGCTGCACTAAATACACTTAATGAACTTGCAGCAGCTCTTGGAGATGATGCTAACTTTGCTTCAACAATTACATCAACACTTTCAACAAAAGCACCAATAGATGCCCCAACGTTTACTGGAACTGTTTCTGGTATTACTAAGTCAATGGTTGGTCTTGGAAATGTAGACAACACATCAGATTCAAGCAAGCCAATATCTTCAGCAACCCAAACAGCATTAGATGCTAAGCTTGCATCAGCAACAGCAGCAAGCACTTATGCACCAATTGATTCTCCTACTTTCACAGGAACAGTTGCAGGCGTAACAAAGGCACACGTAGGTCTTGGTAATGTTGATAATACATCTGATGCAAGCAAGCCAGTGTCCACAGCGACACAGACTGCACTTGATCTAAAGGCAAACACTTCCGATGTTGCAGAACTTGCACAGGATGCAGTTAATACAGCAATTGTTGCTGGTACTGGACTAGACAAGGTATACAGCGACGTAGCAAATACAATTACACTTGATATTGATTCAACTGTTGCTACACTAACTGGTACACAGACCCTTACAAACAAGACTCTAACATCTCCAGCAATTACTACACCAACTGGAATTACAAAGTCAGATGTTGGTTTGGCAAATGTTGATAATACAACAGATGCAGGTAAGCCAGTTTCAACTGCTACACAAACAGCACTTGATCTTAAGGCACCACTAGCAAACCCAACATTCACAGGAACAGTAACTCTACCAACTGGAACAGTTACTTCAGGAATGATCCTTGATGGAGCAATCGTAAACGCAGACATTAATGCGTCTGCAGCAATTGCACAATCAAAGATTTCAGGACTTACTACAGACCTATCTTCTAAGCTAGCACTTGCTGGCGGTACAATGACAGGAGCACTTACACTATCAGGTTCACCAACAGAATCTCTTCATGCAGCAACAAAGGCATATGTGGATTCTGCTGTAGAAGGACTTCATGTTCATCCATCTGTAAAGGCAGCTACAACAGCAAACATAACACTTGCAACTGCTGTTGAAAATGGAGATACTATTGACGGAGTTACTCTTGCTACTGGAGATCGTATTTTGGTTAAGAACCAGACTACAACTTCACAAAATGGTATTTACGTTGTAGCAGCAACAGGTGCTCCAACTCGTGCTACAGATTTTGATACAGCAGCAGAAGTTGATTCTGGTGACTTCGTATTCGTAGATCAAGGTACCACTAATGCTAATACTGGATGGGTACAAATTAATACTCCTGCAACTATTGGAACAGATGCTATAGAGTTCGTTCAGTTCTCAGGCGCTGGAACCTACCTAGCAGGTAGCGCACTTACATTAACTGGTAATACATTCTCTATTGCAGATGGAGCAATTACATCAGCCAAACTCGCAGATGGAACAATTGTAGACGCAGATGTTAACGCATCAGCAGCAATTGCACAGTCTAAGATTTCAGGTTTAACATCTGATCTTGCTGCTAAGGCACCAATCAATGCCCCAACGTTTACTGGAACTGTTTCTGGTATTACTAAGTCAATGGTTGGTCTTGGTAACGTAGATAATACTACAGACGCAGGAAAGCCAGTCTCTACTGCTACACAAACTGCACTTGACCTAAAGGCTCCTTTGGCAAACCCTACTTTCACAGGAACTGTCTCTGGTGTAACAAAATCACATGTTGGACTTGGAAGCGTTGATAATACAGCAGATGCTGATAAGCCAGTATCTTCTGCGACAACAACAGCCCTTGCACTAAAGGCAAACCTTGCTTCACCAACACTGACTGGAACTCCTTTATCTACAACAGCTACTGCTGATACAAATACAACACAAATTGCTACTACAGCATATGTAGTTGGACAAGCATCATCAACAACTCCAGTAATGAATGGAACAGCTGCAACAGGAACATCGTTAAAATATGCCCGTGCAGACCACGTTCACGCAACTGATACTTCTAGAGCTCCACTTGCAAGCCCTACATTTACTGGCACTGTAACTCTTCCAACTGGAACAGTAACATCTGCAATGATTCTTGATGGAACAATTGTTAATGGAGATATCAGTGCAACTGCAGAAATTGCTCAGTCTAAGATTTCAGGACTTTCAACAAGTCTTGGTCTTAAGGCAGATCTTGCTTCTCCAGCACTTACTGGTACCCCAACAGCACCTACAGCTACTGCTGGTACAAATACTACTCAGGTAGCAACAACAGCATTCGTAGGAACAGCAGTTGCAGATCTTGTAGCCTCAGCTCCAGCAGCACTTAATACTCTGAACGAGTTGGCAACTGCTCTTGGAAATGATGCAAACTTCTCAACAACAGTAACAACATCTCTTGCATCTAAGGCTCCTCTAGCATCACCTACATTTACTGGTACAGCTACAATACCTACACTAACACTTACCAACCCATTGTCTGCTGCTAACGGCGGTACTGGACTGTCAAGTCTTGGAACAGGCGTAGCAACATTCCTTGGAACACCATCATCTGCAAATCTTGCAGCAATGATTACAGATGAAATTGGAACTGGAAACATTGTTCTATCAGAAATTGCAACAAGTTCACAGACAGCATCTTACACACTAGTTGCAGGCGATAGAGGAAAGCTAGTTGAAATGAATGTTGGTTCTGCTAATACTTTGACAGTACCTCTTGATTCAACAGTTAACTTCCCAGTTGGAACACAAATTGATATCCTACAGGTTGGATCAGGACAAACAACCGTAGCTGGAGCAGTTGGCGTAACAGTTAATGCTACTCCAGGCTTAAAGATTAGAGCACAATGGGGTGGCGCAACTCTTATTAAGCGTGCAGCCAACACTTGGGTATTAATTGGAGATCTAACAGCATAGTACTTATAAAAAAATAGAGTACTAACTCTATACTAAAGATTTACACGCTCTTTATGAGCGTGTTTTTCTTTTTAAAGTGTGTTATACTTAGGTACTACTTCAGAAAACATGAAGTACTCCCGTTAATTTTACTTTGAAAGGTATATAAAATGTCAGAAAGCGTATTTTCATTTCGTTTGTCAGAAGAGTTTGTAAATAAATATCAATTAATTCCAGCACCTTTTGGATTCTCAGATGCAGGGTCTAACTCTTTGGGAGAAATAACATTTATTCGTACATATTCTCGTGTCAAGGAAGATGGAACTAAAGAGCGCTGGCATGAAGTTTGTCGTCGTGTAATTGAGGGTATGTATTCAGTACAAAAGAATCATGCCAAAGATAATCGTCTACCATGGAATGATAACAAAGCACAAAAGTCTGCACAAGAAGCCTTTCAAAGAATGTTTGAATTAAAGTGGACACCACCAGGCCGTGGTCTTTGGGCATTTGGAACTCCCATGACAATGGAAAAGCGTAACTCCGCTTCCCTTCAAAACTGTGCAATGGTGTCAACAAGAGACATTGATCGCAATGATCCTGGTGCATTATTTGCTTGGGTGATGGATGCATTAATGCTGGGTATTGGAGTAGGGTTTGATACCCTTGGACAAGACAAGCAAATGTCTATTTATGCTCCTACTGAGCCAGCATCTATTTATGAAATTCCTGATACCCGTGAAGGATGGGTTGAGTCAGTCCGTCTTTTAATTAATTCATTCCTTCGTCAAAATCAACCAGTACAAGAGTTTAACTATGACCTTATCCGTCCTCTAGGTGCCCCTATTAAGGGCTTTGGTGGCGTTGCAAGCGGTCCAGCACCACTTATTGATCTCCATACACGCATTCGTAATGTAATTGGTTCTAGAGCAGGAGAAGCTTTAGATAGCCGTGCTATTGTAGACATTGTTAACCTAATTGGAACATGTGTTGTATCTGGTAATGTTCGTCGCTCTGCAACTCTTGCACTTGGTACTCCAGAAGATAATGGTTTTATTAATCTTAAGAACCCAGAAGTATTTCCAGATCGTAACTCCTATGATCCAGAAAAGCCAGGTTGGGCATGGATGTCTAATAATTCTATTTCTGCTGAAGTTGGAACAAAGTATGAAGATTATGTTGATTTAATTGCAGACAATGGAGAACCAGGATTTATCTGGCTTGATGTTGCAAGAGATTATGGTCGCCTTGCAGATGCACCAGACTATAAGGATTCCCGAATCATGGGATTCAATCCTTGTGCGGAGCAGCCATTAGAGTCATACGAACTTTGTACGCTTGTAGAAGTGCACCTTAATCGTCATGAGTCTAAGGAGGACTTCCTCAAGACATTGAAGTTTGCATATCTTTATGGAAAGACTGTAACTCTTATGCCAACACATTGGCCAGTAACAAACGGTATTATGCAAAGAAACCGTCGCATTGGCACATCTTTGACAGGTATTGCTGCATTTGCAGATCAATATGGTTTACCTACAACCCGTGAGTGGATGGACGAAGGCTACAACACAATTCGTAAATATGATCACCAGTACTCAGAATGGCTATGTGTTCGTGAATCAGTTCGTGTAACAACGGTCAAGCCATCAGGATCAGTTTCCCTTCTTTCTGGTGCAACTCCTGGAGTTCACTGGGGACCTGGCGGAGAGTTCTATCTACGTGCCATTCGCTTTGGTAACCAAGACCCAATGCTACATCTTTTCAAAGCTGCAGGGTATAAGATTGAAGATGATCTAGTATCAGCAAATACATCAGTGGTTTACTTCCCAGTTGCATCAGGACATAGACGTGCTGAGAAGCAGGTTAGCCTATTTGAGAAGATTGGTTTGGCAGCAACTGCTCAGAAGTACTGGTCAGATAATGGTGTTTCTGTAACTCTTTCTTTTGATAAAGACACAGAAAAGCAATTTGTTGCCCCAGCTCTAAATATGTATGAGGGTCAGCTAAAGGCAGTCTCATTTCTTCCAATGGGCAATAAGACATATCCTCAACAGCCATATACAGAAATATCAAGAGAAGAATACAACGCATACGTAGGAACAATTGGTAAGATTGATTGGTCTGCTATTTATGATGGTGTAGAAAACCTTGAGGCTCAAGGTGAAGCCTACTGCTCAACAGATGCTTGCGAACTTAAAACATATTAATGGTAGATAGTGGTTCACATTAGCATCATTATGGTATACTTATGGTTATGAGTAAAACAAATAATCCATTAATTAATCCAAACACTGGTTTGCCAATTGTTGGAAACGTACGTAAAAAGGTAATTGAAAAGAACTACGACTGGGGTCTTTACGTATATAAAAAGGCTAATGGGCGATGGTTTACTGACGGCAACGGAAATGTGCTCAACATTGAGTCCATGCGTAGCGATATTTCAAAAATAACTGAGCTAAAGAATGCAGCAAAATACTATGGTGATGCAGGTGACGGAGAAGCAATCTTCGTTCCTGGACTTACACGCATTTCAGAAGAAGAGCATTCGGAGCAGCTTGACCGTATGGTTAATGGTTTGATTCCTTCACAAAATGACTTAGGTGCTTGGAAGGCTGCAAAAGATACACTAAATACATATGGAAGAGAAGCGTACGAAAATGGCTAATGAAGAGTATCAGTATATTTCTGCAAGTTTGAATACACAAGAACAAGCACCAAATTCTTTTAAAGAGCAAGATCCCTTTAATAAGTCTTGGGATAACCTAAAGGATTACTCTGGCCTAGATCAAAACTTTCGTCGTAGAACTGCTAGAAATATTGGAAAAGCTTTAGATGTAACTAGTCAGGCCTACATGGATTCTGCTAATACAACACCTTCAGGAGTAGATGCTGGATCTAAGGCTATCAATCCTGGAACGGTATACAGAAATGGTTACGGTCTATTTGATGTAATTACTCCTCCATATAACCTATACGAACTTGCAAATTTTTATGATACATCATTTGCTAACCATGCTGCTATTGATGCAAAGGTTGCAAACATTGTTGGTCTTGGATATTCGTTTGAAGTAACAGATCGCACTATGCTTTCTTTTGAAGGTAAAGAACAAAGTGCTACAGATAAAGCACGCAAGCGCATTGAAAGAATGAAGCTTGAAATGCGTGACTGGTTAGAAAATCTAAACGATGATGATTCTTTTACAAAGACAATGGAAAAAGTTTACACAGATGTTGAATCAACTGGAAACGGATATCTAGAAATAGGTCGTACCGTTAATGGTGAAATTGGATATATTGGACACATACCTTCAACAACAGTTCGTATTCGTCGTCTACGTGATGGATACATGCAGATCATTGGACAAAAGGTAGTTTACTTTAGAAACTTTGGAGCAAAGAATCCTAACCCAGTAACAGCAGATCCACGACCAAATGAAATTATTCATATTAAGGAATATTCTCCACTCAACACTTACTACGGCATTCCTGATATTATTGCAGCACTTCCTTCACTTATTGGTGATCAGCTTGCCTCACAATACAATATTGATTACTTTGAGAACAAGGCTGTTCCACGATATGTTGTGACACTAAAGGGAGCTAAGCTTTCTGGAGAAGCAGAAGATAAGATGTTCCGTTTCTTGCAAACAGGTCTAAAGGCACAGTCCCACAGAACTCTTTACATCCCACTTCCTGGAGATACTGACCAGAACAAGGTTGAGTTTAAGATGGAGCCAATTGAGAACGGTATTCAAGATGGTTCATTCAAAGAGTACCGTAAGCAAAATCGTGATGATATTCTTGTTGCTCATCAGGTACCAATTTCAAAACTTGGCGGTACTGACTCAGCAGCAATCGCAGCATCAATTGCACAAGATAGAACATTCAAGGAGCAAGTTTCACGTCCTGCACAAGGTCATTTAAACAAAGTCATTAGCAAGATCATCAAGGAAAAGACAGACATTCTTGAGCTTAGATTCAATGAACTTACATTGACAGATGAGATTACTCAGTCACAAATTCTTGAGCGTTATGTTAAGACTCAGGTTATGATGCCAAATGAGGCTCGTGAAGCAATTGGACTTCCTCAACATCCAGATGGAGATACTCCATTTGAAATGTCTCCAAGACAAGCAACAGATGCTAGAGCAAATGCATCTGGCAATAGAGCAAGAGATACTGAACGAAACAATAGTCAATCTGATGGGCCTGCAACCACAACTGGACGCAATCCACAAGGTGAAGGTAGAGCGTCTCAATAGTTGAGAAACATATAAAAAGGTTTGGTATAATAGAATCGTCATGAATATAAATAAAGCACATTGGTCAACAGACGGCGATAATGTACGTCTGTCAATGCCACTTACAAAAGTAGACAAAGAGAAGCGCATCGTTTCTGGATTTGCATCTTTGGATAACCTTGATAAGCAAGACGATATCGTCACAACAGAAGCATCTATGCAAGCATTTGCAAAGTTCCGTGGAAATATCAGAGAAATGCATCAACCATCAGCAGTAGGCAAGATGGTTTCATTTAAAGAAGAAAAGTATTTTGACCCAGAGTCAAAGAAGTTTTATAAGGGTGTTTTTGTATCAGCGTATATCTCAAAGGGCGCACAGGATGCATGGGAAAAGGTTCTTGATGGAACCTACACTGGTTTTTCTATTGGGGGACGAATGAACAAGTGGGATGATGCATATGATGAAAAAGCAGATAAGACAATTAGAGTTATTAAAGAATATGATTTGATTGAGTTGAGTCTTGTAGATTCCCCAGCAAATCAATTTGCAAATATTGTATCCGTTGAAAAGGTTGACGGAGTAGACACACTGACAGGTTCATCAGCTAATGTAGTTGTTGAGAATGTATTTTATGATTCAGAGTCTGGAATAGTAACTCTATCTGCAAACGAATCAGAGGTAAGTCCAGTTACTGGCGAAGAAATGAAAAACATTGGTTTTGTTGAAAAAAATGATTCAGAAAAAGTAGAAATGATAAAGTTCTTAGTTGATAGTGCAAAAGGCATTAGAACAATTAAGATAGCAAAGGAGGATAATCCTATGACAGAAGAAACAACAGCAGTTGTTGATGCTCTAGCAGCACCAGCAGCAGAGGTAGTTAATGAAGTTGAGGTTGCTCCAGAGGCTCCTGCAGAGGCAGTTGCAAAGTCACTAGAAGTTACAGAAGAAGTTGTAGCAGAAAAGTCAGATGCAGTTGTTGAAGAGGTTAGTGCTCCTTCTATTGAAGAAGTAACAGAGAAGGCTGACGAAGCAATCGTTGAGGTTGCAACAGCAACAGCAGAAGTTGCTAAAGCAGTTTCTGAAATCCAGAACTCTGTAACTAATGCCTTGAGCGATCTAGCAGCAACAGTAAAGGCTATGCAAGCTAATGTTGATGCAATTACAAAGTCTCTTGAATCCGTAACAGAGGAAGTTAAGGAAGTTAAGGGAAGCTTTAATGAGTTTGGAAAGACCGTAGATGCCGTAGTTGCAGATACCGCTTTCCGCAAGTCTGGCGATCTCGGCGAGATTGTACAGGAATCACCTAAAGTGATTCAGAAATCCCTATGGGGCGGACGTTTCCTCACAAATTCCGACCTATTTAACTAAAACAAAATCACTAGGAGGTGAACAATATGTCAGAAACAACAAACACAGATCTTCAAAAGTCTTTTAATCATCCCACAGGTGATGGCGTTGCCGTATCAGGTGGAATTGGTGGTGCAGTAGCACAAGGACCCGATGGAAATCTAAGTCCAGCAGCTTCACTTGGTAATATTGCGACAGCAAATTACGGATTAACTACTGGTCCAAACGCAGTAAACCCAACTGGTACACCAGGTGGTATTCTAGCACCAGAGCAGGCACGTCGCTTTATTGATTATGTATGGGATGCAACTGTACTAGCTAAAGATGGACGTAGAGTTACAATGCGTGCTAACACAATGGAACTTGAGAAGGTCAACGTTGGAGAGCGTGTCATCCGTGCAGCAGCACAGGCACAACCTACATTTGAAAATGCAGGTGCAACATTCTCTAAGGTAGAACTTACAACCAAGAAGATTCGTCTTGACTGGGAAGTTTCAACAGAAGCACTAGAAGACAATATTGAAGGCGCAGCACTTGAGGATCATCTAGTTCGCTTGATGACCAATGCATTTGCAAACGATATTGAAGACCTTGCCATTAATGGTGATGGTTCAACAGGTGACTTCCTTTCAATCATGGAAGGTTTCGTAAACCGTGTTAAGACAGATGGTGGAGCACATGAGTCAATCGTTACTGTAACAGATAACGCATGGACACCAGAAGTTATGCAGGATATCATCCTAGCAATGCCACGCAAGTACCGTGCTATCAAGAACAATCTAAAGTTCTACGCAGGTACAGATGCATTCCAGGGAATCGTTAAGAATAACGGTACACTTGCTGATGCAGTTGCAGAAGCATTTGCAGGACAGATCGCAGGATCAACACAGGCTAATCGTCAAGCTTACCTAGATGGTGGAGCACAGACATTTGGTGGAGCACGTACAACACGTGTTCTTGGTGTTGACGTTCAGGAAGTTCCATACTACCCAGCAGGCTATGTAGATCTTACATTCCCTTCAAACCGTGTATGGGGATTCCAGCGAGATATCACTGTAAACCGCACATACCAGCCAAAGAAGGACACAATTGAGTACACAGTATTCGTCCGCTTTGGTCTACAATGGGAAGAGCTTGATGCAGTTGCTTACGCAGATGCTGCAGTAGAGTCATAATCTCAAATTAACTTGACGAGGGAGACAGCGTAAAAACTGTCTCCCTTAGTCATATTCTGATATAATAGCAGTGGAGGATACAATGTCATTAATAGATGAATTAAAAAGTAAAACTGTCTTTGAACTAAAGTCATACGCAAAGAAAAATAACATTGACCTATTTGGGGTAAGTACAAAAAATGATATTTTAGAGGTAATTTTTAGCTTTGTGCCTAAAGAGTCATCAGAGCTAGTGGTTAAAAAGCAAGAGCCAAAAGAGAAGGTAGCAATTTATTCAGTTCGCAATCTTTACTGGAATGGCGTTGGTGAGTTAACCAAGGGGTATAACATAGTCACTAAGGAGGATGCTGATAAATGGATAACAAACAAGTCTGTACGCACAGCTTCTCCAGAAGAAGTGAAGAGAGCATACGGTAAGTAACCCATGGAAGCTTTAAGATTACCACCATATCCTATTCTTGTCACGTATACCGTTGCAGAGCCAGACACGGATCATATAGTTCATATCAAGGACAAAGACAGAAACGACATACTTGCAGAATATGAAGTAGAGTCTTCTGCAGATGCCAAGGTATCAATAGAACTTTCTGGAGATTTTACTAAGTATGACGACAGCTACTACCTGGTTATTTATCAGGATTCTGTAGATCAAGACTCAATCGTTGTTGAGGATAACCTAGAAGTAAAAAGACCTTACGTAAACCCTAACAAGCTAGGAACAACAGCATCTGAGGTTGCAGAGTATGCTCAGCATGAAAGAATTGCAAGAGCTATCATTGATTCAATTACAGGTGGTTTTTACTATAAGGTTGAGTGGCTTGATAAGACTGGACAAGGAACGGACTACCTTCCTATTTGGGACAGAACTTATAAAATTTTAAAAGCGTATGAAAACTCAGAGCTAGTATATGATGCAACTTTAGAGTCTCCTGTTCTTGGTGAATGGGTATATGAATTAACAAAAGATAAAACTGCTATTATGAAAAATACAGAAACAGCAGGATTAGTTGGAAATAGATCTGAGCAAAAGGGTATGAACCTTCATGTTGCTCCATCAGACTCATTCAATGTTTATGACACAGACTACAGCGAAAATGCATATACATTCGCAACTGGTGCAGCCTTCCCAGAAGGATGGGATTATCTATTCTTGCTTGAAATAGGATACAAGGTTGTTCCTCACGATATTTATGAGGCAACATTAATGCTAATTGAAGATGTTAAGTGTGGCAAGGTAGATTATTACAAGCGATATGTGACATCATACAATACAGAACAGTTTAGAGTTCAGTTTGACAAGACAGTTCTAGACGGTACTGGAAATATGATCGTTGATAAGATTCTTGATAAATATAAGCAAGGTATCACAAGAATAGGTATTCTTTAATGCAATGCGAGCCAACAGACTTTATATACCCAATGCTTGCAGATGTTTACTATCCAATAGTAGATCAGGGAGCATACGGTAACGTAAAGAAGCAGTGGATTCTTGATAGATCTATTGCCTGCAACTTTGCTCCTACTGGCCAATCAGCATCTGAAGATGTTAAGCCAAATGTTAATATAACTAAAGAAAATATACTATTAGGAAGAACCAAAACAGACCTTAGAGTATCTTCATCAAACAACAGAAATTCAGTAACTAATGTAGTTGTAACAAACATAAGAACACCACAACAAGAAGACGTATACCTAGAAACTTCTGGCCCTAGAAATGGAAGATCAACAATCTATGAAATAGCATCAACTGAAGCTATAGTTGGACCATTTGGAAATGTTGAGTATTATAAGGTAGTCTTGAGACGTTCAGAGAATCAGGCAAGTGACCTATGATGAAAGTCATAATGAACAACGCTGCTTTTAAAAAAGATATGAAGAATATTATTGACTATTCAATAGGATTTTTAGATGGGGTTCAAGCAGGAAAAACACCATTTTTAAACAACATGGGAATAATGACAAAAGAATTATTAGAACAATATATAGATTCAAATGCCAGGGTAAATCCAGAAGCACTACACCATATTTACGAATGGTATAAAGTGGGAAGTCCTGATGCACGTCTATACGATATAAACTACACAATAAGCAACCTTGGCCTTTCGTTTGTGTCAACATTGAAGCAATCAACATCAATTAAAGATGGCTCATCAGTACCTTTTTATAACAAGGCAAAAATAATGGAAGAAGGCACTCCAGTAACCATAAGACCACGCAAGTCAAACGTGCTGGTCTTTGAAGATGGTGGAGAAACAGTCTTTACTAAAGGCGAGGTTTTTATTCAATCACCTGGTGGTCCAGCCACTAAGGGTGCATTTGAAAATGTAGTAAACACATTTTTTAATAGATACTTTACTCAGGCTTTTCTAAAGTCAAGCGGTATGTCTGAATATTTAAGTAACCCAGTAGCATACAAGAGAAACTTAAAGTCAGGAAAAGCCTCTGGCAAGACCAAGGGCTACCAAGTAGGTTACAGATGGATAGCGAATGCGGGGATTAGATAATGGCAAATGATTCACCACTAAATACACCAGTTCTTTGGATTAATAAATACTTACAGGCTAAGGTTCAGGAGCTAACAGATATTGAAACCCCATTTTTTCCATCAACACCATCTACCCTAGAAAATCTGACAGTAATGTTTCCAGAAGGTGGCGTAATGGCTACTTGGGATAGATTAATTAAAATGAATCGTAAGGGATTCCCACACATCAAGTGTGAGCAGCTTCTTTATTATTTCTATGCAACAGCAGAAAATACTGTAGAAAATATGGTTCAAATTCAAGAGTCAGTCCTTAGACTTATGGATCGTTTTGACGAAACAGCAGAAGAGGTAAATAACTGGTGCTCTAACAGACAGATAAACCTAGGTACAGAGCAGAACCCAGATCTAATAGATAACATGTTTTACTTCCACAACTTTAAGGTATACCAGCTTGAGGAGACCAGAGATATTATAGACTTTGGCACAGCCCGTACCTATGGCGGTAACAAGATAATCATTGACTTTGATTACCACCAAATGCCAGACCTTACAAACAATGTTTGGACCCCAGAGCCTAAGTTAGCCACAAAAATAGTCCTATAAAACACTGTTATAATTGACTTGAGGAAACACAACGCCGTACAATTTAATATCTATTTTTACAGAAAGAGGTGAATAAATGGCAGATTACAAGCGTGGGTCTAGCAATAAGATTATTGTTGGAGCAGCAGCACTTTTTGTCGCAGATTCAGTATTAACGCCAACAGGTGCAGCAGCTCCTGCAGCTTTTGTTAATGCAGATTCATACAGAACGACACTAACAAACGACGCTAACTACACTAATGTTGGTTACACAATGAATGGTATTGAGATTCAATTCCAACCAGATTTTGGTGAAGTACAGGTTGACCAGGTTCTTGACGTTGCTAAGCTTTACAAGCAAGGAATGCAAGTTAATCTTGCAACAGCATTTGCTGAGGCTACACTAGAAAATCTTCTTTTGGCTTTAGCATATAAGGACACAAAGCTTACTACAGCACTTAATGGAGACAAGACATTAGACTTGTCAGCAGGAGATATCGGTGAATGCCCAGTTGAGCGAGGACTCGTTGCAATTGGACCAGGAACTGGTGACTGTGAAGACTCTGATGTTGTAGAGCGTGTTTACATAGCATACCGTGCACTTTCAATTGAAAATGTAACAGTATCTGCAAAGCGTGACGAAGCTTCAATGTTTGAGGTTTCATTCCGTTTGCTACCAGATGATACTTCTTCCTCATACGGTAAGATCGTTGACCGTACATGGGGCGACGCTTCATAATAACAACTTAATAATACGACTTAGCCCATCTCATAACGAGGTGGGCTTTGTTGTTTTTGTGGTAAACTTAATAGACTATGGCAACAACTATATATAAGACTAAAAATATATTTTTATTTGATGGCACAGAGATAGAGACAATGCCTCTTAAGATTAAGTATCTTAGAGAGTTTATGGATGCATTTGATAAAATAAGATATACCAAAGATGATGATGAAGCTATGCTAGTTTTGCTTGAATGCACACGAATTGCAATGAAGCAGTATTGTCCAATAATATCAAAAACAGTAGAAGATGTTGAAAATAACATAGATTTACCAACAATGCATGAAATACTAGAAATTGCTGGAAACATTAAGGTAGCCCCAGAGTCTGATGAAGATGTAAAAACTCAGGCACAAAAGGGAGATGCTGGACCAACATGGGAAGAGTTTGATTTAGCAAAAATTGAATCAGAGGTATTCTTGCTGGGTATATGGAAAGACTATAATGAGCTAGAAGAGTCTTTGTCATTAGCAGAAATAATGGCAATACTATCAAGTAAAAGAGAACTAGATTATCAGGAAAAGAAGTTTTTTGCAGCAATACAGGGAGTAGATATAGAAGATTCAAATGACTCTGATCGTGGTCAACAAGAATGGGAAAACCTTAAAGCAAGAGTATTTAGTGGTGGAGCAACAAGTGATAGCAAAGATATTTTAGCCCTTCAAGGACAAAATGCTAGAAGCGCAGGGTTTGGAATTGGCATGGGTCTTGATTATGAAGATCTTAGATAAAATAAACGTTATTATGCTATAATTGATACAAACCTATGGGAGGGATCAATATGGCAACAACAGTGCACGAAGCACATGTGATTAAGCTACTTGATGGTACAGAAATTACTCTAAGACCGCTTAAGATTTCACTTTTACGAAAGTTTATGAAAAAGTTTGAGGGTATCGCTGCAGTAGTAGATAACAATGAGAAATCAATTGACTTGCTAATGGAGTGCGTAGTAATTGCTATGGAGCAATATGCTGCTGGACTATCAGTAGATCTTGCAAATTTAGAAGAAAACATTGACTTGCCTACTGTATATCAGATTGTTGAAGTAGCATCAGGAATTCCACTTTCTGAAGCAGCAGCAATTTTCAGTAGCGATGAAGAATAACAACTAAATAAAGAGGTGTAGTGAATGGCTGATGCTCAGTCCAATATTAAAGTAAGTATTGATACTACTGAAGCACTTGCTAGTATCAAAAACTTACAGAGACAGATATCAGCCTTTCATACCTCAATGGCAAAGAGTGGTGCTGCAGCAAATGCAGTTACTGCTCAGATGCAACAAAATTTAATTAATTCTGTTAATGCTACGGGCAAATTCTCTGCCCAGATGAAGACTATAAAAACCACAACAGAATCATTTACAGACTCACTGCAAAAAAACAAATTCTCTATGGGAGAATATTTTAGATATGCGGGTGGTGCATCCAAGAGCTTTGGTAGGTTGTTCAAGACTGAGTTTGAGACAATTAATAAGGTTGCTAGAGAAAATGTAAAAGATCTTCAAACTCAGTATATTAAGATGGGTCGTGATGCCAACGGAGCAATGAAGGCAATTGCAGTTCGTCCTCTTGCACTTGACATGAACGACCTTGCAACTAAAACAATGATTGCCTCTGAAAAGCAGGCACTTTTAAATCAGCTACTTAAGCAAGGCTCAACAAATCTTCTTAACTTTGGTAAAAATACACAGTGGGCTGGTCGTCAGCTTATGGTTGGTTTTACAATTCCGTTAATTGCTTTAGGCTCTGCAGCATCAAAAACATTTATGGACATGGAAACACAGGCCATAAGATTTAAAAAAGTTTATGGAGATTTGTTTACTCCAGCATCAGAAACACAAGCAGCACTAGAAGGAATTACAGAACTTGGAAAGCAGTTCACAAAATATGGAATTGCTGTATCAACAACTGTAGGTTTAGCATCAGAAGCAGCAGCAGCAGGTTTTAAGGGTCTTGATCTTCAAAGACAAACATCTGCAGCAACAAAGCTTTCCATTCTTGGACAAGTAGATAGTCAAAAAGCTCTTGAAACAACAATTGCTTTGCAAAATGCTTTCTCTATGTCTTCTGAAAATCTTGCAGAATCAATTGACTTTCTTAACGCAGTAGAAAACCAAACAGTTCTTTCTCTAGATGACGTTTCAACAGCTATTCCAAAAGCAGCTCCAATCGTTCAGCAGCTTGGCGGAGATGTTAAAGATTTAGCATTCTTCATGACTGCAATGAAGGAAGGTGGAATCAACGCATCAGAAGGTGCTAACGCACTAAAGTCTGGTCTTGCATCATTGATTAATCCAACTGGAAAAGCAGCAGCAATGCTTGAAGGTTTTGGAATTAATGCAAAGAAGATTGTGGTAGACAATAAGGGCGACCTTAAGAAAACTGTTATTGAGTTTGCAACAGCTCTCAATCAGCTTGACCCACTTAACCGTGCACAAGCTATTGAGCAAATGTTTGGTAAGTTCCAGTTCTCCCGTCTGTCTACTCTTTTTGCAAACGTAACAAAAGAAGGAACACAGGCCTCTCGTGTTCTTGACCTAGCTGGCGCATCTGTACAAGATCTTGCTGCGCTATCTGAAAAAGAATTAGGCATGACCTCAGAGTCTGCAATGAATAAGTTTAAAGCTTCTGTTGAAAACCTTAAGCTATCCCTTGTTCCTGTTGGAGAAGAATTCTTAAAGGCAGTCACACCTATTGCTGAGTTTGTTACAAAGATTTTAGACAGATTCAATAATCTTGGAGATGGAACAAAAAAGATTATTGTTACAATGACAGCAATAATTGCAGGCATTGGGCCAGTTCTACTAATGACATTTGGTTTGCTTGCTAATGGTCTTGCAAATATAATTAAGGGCTTTACAGCAATGAAGACGCTGTTCAATAAAACTGGACAGTCTTCAGCAACACTTGGTACAGAAGTTAAATATATGACTCTTGAACAAAGAAATGCTGCTGCTGTTGCTGCATCTCTTGATCAGGTTCATAGAAATCTTGCTCAAACATTTACATCTGAAGCTACAGCAGTTAATGCTCTTACAACAGCATATCAAAGATCTATTGCTGCTCAGGGACAGTTTATGCCAGTGGCAAGACCAATGGGGCGTGGACCACTTAAGAAGTTTGCAGATGGCAAGCCTTCAATAATTGGCGGTACAGGAAACCAAGACTCAGAGTTAGCATTGCTACAACCAGGAGAAACAGTAATACCAACAAAGATGAGTAAGAAGTATGGCGCACTTATCAATGGCATGATTGCTGATAATATTCCTGGATATAAAAAGGGACGTGGCATTAGCTTTGGCGGAAAGACCTATGACATACCAGTGTCTTCAAATGAGCAAGCTTTAAATGAATCGCTGGGAAGGTTTAGCAAAGACCTTGATGGTGTTACACGAGTACTAACAACTCTTGAACAAGAAGCAAAACTTGCTGGAGATAGCTTTAAGCATCTAAGCTCCGATGCGCTTAAGGAAACATTAGATGCACAAGGTGTTCCAAGAAATAATCCAAGAGGAACATCTGCAACCCTGTATGATAATGAAAAATATGTTTTTGCTCATGCAAAGCCACAAAATGCAGAGATAACAGACCCTAAGCAAATACAAGCACTTGCTGGACAAACATCTTCAAAGTCTTTATCTAGAGATTTACGTGCTGCAGCAGCATCAGGTGGAAAGGTTCAGCAGTTAAGCAGCTTCGGCTTTATGATGCCAGAGTCTGCAAACAAGAGAACATCTGGTGGAAACTTTGAAATGGGAAGAGACCAAATGGCTTCTCTTTTCACAGGACCAAAAGCTGAAAGAACACTTGCTCCAATCTATCAATCTTGGGCAGAAAGTAATGGATTAAGCCTAAAGACTGTTCTTGCAGATCCAAAGCTAACAAAAGAAATGCATTCAAGTGTTGCTAGATTTGGTGGTTTAGTTGGAGATGAAATAAAACAACTTCCTAAAAACTTTGGGGAAAAAGATTTTTATAATGCAGTAGATAGAGCAGTACAAAGAATTGACAAGGCAGACGCTAAACTTACACGAGCAGTTGCTGATATGCAACAAACATCAATGCTTGCTGTAGATAACAGCAAGTCTGGGAAAGTTCTTGAAAGAAGAACTGTTGGTAAAAAAGATAAAAACTTAAGAAGAGCTCTTGGAACACCAGCAAACTTTACAAACTATAAAGATGTAGGAAACAGAAATATTCTTGTTATGGGAGATAGGGTTGCACAGGCAAGTGGAGCTAAAGATGCAGCTGCGTACAATCGTGGTGCAGCATCAGCATCAACACCTAATAATGATAAGTATGTTCAGAACCGTTCAAAACAAAGAAGTGCACACAACCTAGCACCAAAAGATGGCAGAGATGATGCAGTTGCATATCAAACTGCTGTTGAAAAATCAATTGCAAGAAACCAAAGAAAACTTGCTAAGCGTGGACAATCCGCTCCAACTATAATTCCTTCAAGAATGTCAAGAGTAAAGGGTGCAGCAAGCAAGGTTGGTGGCAAGCTGGCAGGACGTGGAGCAGCAGTTGGTATGGCAGGAAACTCTGCAATGATAGCAGCCTCATTCCTTCCTGGCAAGATGGGTGAACTTGCTCAAAAGATTATGCCAGCAGTATTTGGATTCCAAGCACTATCAATGATACTAAAGATGCTTCCAGGACCATTTAAGCTGGTTACACTTGGCATTGCTGCAACAGTGGGAATAATTAAGTTGCTCAATGCAGCTAAAGAACGTGAGCGTGTAGCTATTGAAGGCTTGGGCGATGCTGCAACGGTATCTGAAAAGAAACTTAAAACTCTTGGTGACTTTTTTGGAGTTGTACCAACTAAGATTGATTATCTATCTAGAGATAATACGGTAGCAACTACAGGAGCAACACCAGAAGAACAATCTGCAATTGATTCGCTACAGCAAAATAAGCAATTCCAAAAAGACTTTAAGAATGACATTGCATCTTTAAAGAAGGGCAATGACGCACAGGCTAAACTAGTATTTGACTCTATTGCTATTCAGTTGCGTGGCTCAGGTTTTGCTAAAGAGCAGATTGATTTAATAGTTAAGGCACTACAGGAAGAATCTGGTAAGACTAATATTAAGTTTGACTTTGCCAATATTGATCTTTCAACAGATCAAGGTATATTGAATTTTGATAAGAACTTTGGAGTTATCTTAAAAGATCTAGACTCTTTGCTTGTTCAATCATACGACAAGATGAAATCATTTGATTACCAAACTCAAAAGTGGGTTGGCGGTGTAGTTACTAATATATCTGAAGAAGCAAAAATTAATCTTAAACTAGCTAGCGATGCAGCTGTTGGATTTATAAATGGCTTAACAGCACAGCTAAATAATGGAACCATTTCTGCAGAGCAATTCTCTCAAGGATTTGCAAGAATAAATTCATCTATTGCTACAATGCCAAAGCCAGACCAGATTATTTTGTTAGATGAAATATTTAAGACATTGCCAGAAGCTTTACAAAAAGCAACATCTGGAATGACAGATACTGGCGTGAGAATGAAAATTCTTGAGGCACAATCATTGGGTCTAGCAGGAGCTGCACTTATTTTAGCAGACTCATTTAAAATACTAAATTCACCAGATGTTTTTGGACCAGAAAATGCAATAAGAAAATATAATGCATTAACTGCTTATAACAAGGCTTTAGATAAAATTGCTGCTGAATCAAAAAGAGTTGCTGCTGACTTAAAGAAAAGAATGGGCGGATCCGATGGAACTAAACCATATACAGATCCAGATACAGGCACATCAGGCGGTAAGAATCTAACAGATGAAGAAAGATATCTTAAGATATTAGACAAGCAAATTGATGCTTTGAAGGCAAAGCAAGATGCTCAAAAAAAGATTAATGATGAAATTCAAAGAGAAGTAGATTTAATTAATGAACTAGATGACCTTGCTTCTAAGGCAACAACAGCAAAGCTAACTGGTAACTATATTGAAGCAGCAATGTTTGGAAGACAGGCTATCCAGGCACAACAAGAGTTTGATAGACAGACACAACTAAATCTTCAAGAAGAGCCAATTGATAAGCTGATGGCACGTAAAAAAGAGATTGAGGATGGCTCAAAGCTAACTAAGTCAGAGAAGTCACAACTGCCTAAAAAGGTTGTTAAAAAGGCCAATGGAGGCCTTATAAAGGGTCCTGGCACAGGTCGCTCAGATTCTATTAAAGCAACACTTGGTTATGCAGGTGGAGGATCAATTCGTGTTTCAAATGGAGAGTTTGTAGTAAAGGCTTCTTCTGTAGGCAACTACGGTATTGATAAGATGAATGCTGTAAATAATGGAACTGCAGACATAATCACAAACCCTGGCGGTACATCAAATACTAATGTAACTATGTATGTCACTGGATCAAACTCTGATGAGATAGCAAAGAAGGTTATGGTAGAATTAGATAGATTACAAAAGAAAAATAATAAAACGAATATGGTGGCAAAATAATGGCATTTCTTATTCAGTCTGGACTTCATGTGTCTTTAGATAATATTACATGGTATAAACTTACAGACCACAACAGAGATGCTATAAGTATATCACCAGAGCTTATTGAGCAACAAGCACGCATGGCAAATGGCAAAATGAGAAAATATGTTATTGGTCAAAAAAATACAATATCAACATCTTGGAAGTACGTTCCAAGTGCAACGAACTTGGTCGTTGATGGTCAGTTACAAAGCGCAGATATTAATTTTGCAGCTGCTTGGCTTGAATCATTCTATAAAGCAAATGCAGGCATACCTATTTATCTTAAGATAATTAGCTCAGAATATCAATCAGAACCAGCAACTGGATCGGTTCCAAACGTGGGAGATGAGCCTGGTACAACAATTAGTAATTTTAAGACAGCTGCAGAGCTTACATTTAATAGTGGTTCATCAGGTCTTACTGGATCAACATATACCACATCAGATGAAACTACTGCAGTGGCTGACCAAAAGGGCTCAACATTACGTAAGAACGCTACTGGATTTAAAGTGTACAATGTTTATATGACTGATTTTTCTAAAACCATTATTAATAGAACAAAAAACTCAGACTATGTTGATATGAGTATTGAGTTTACGGAGATATAATGCTCAGTGAAGTAAACTCATCAGTATTTGAAAATTCAGATTCAATCAAGTTAATTCCAGTAGTATCTGCGGAATGGAATCATAACCTATTTAATCCACCGTACATAACTACTGCTGGAACTGGAACCAAAATTTCTGGAACCGTTACATCTGGTACTATCTATGATGCAGACAATGAAAAAGAAAACTTTACAACTAAAGCCCTTGAGTTAACCAATGGAAATGGCTCTGTATCATACACAGTGTCTGGACTATCTGGATCAGCATACAAGGTTATAACATATGTTAAAACTAACAGCGCAACACCAATAATGGTTAATGCATTTGGAAAAGGATCAGCCTCTCAGTTTGGTTCTGAACAGGTTGAAGCAAGTTCTTTAGGATGGACTAAGCTAGTCACATATGTAGGTGCCTCAAAAAATTCAGATACTTTTTCTTCTTTTGTTTATAAGATTGTTGCAAACTCTTTTTCTGAAACAGCATACGATGATGCAATTGACGCTGATAATGCAATAATTCTTATGTTTACAGTACCAGAAATATATGAAACTACATACTTTGATTATAAATATGGATCACTTTGGCCTACAGAAAGCCCATTTACATATTTTAGACCAGGAGAATCATACGTGGGTTCTGGAGATACCAACTGTTCTTTTGGTTCAAACTATAGAAGAATTGCTTCAAAAGTTTTAAATTCAGAAACATTGAGCGGTGGTTTTTATGGTAACAAGTATATGCCAGTTAGTCCAATTATTCAAAACCCATCTTTCTTTCTATCATCACCACCAGTTGCTGTTTTAAAGAATGCATTGCCAACAGACACATCTTCATACCAATACTTTGTATCTGATTACTCTTCAAAAAGCATATCTGCTGTTTATGAAAAAAATATTGTTACAAATAAGATTGTAATTAAGTGTAATACAATTATGACAACTCCAACATTTAGTATGTATCTTGATGATTCAGCGCTACCATCTTTAACAGGCATAACTCCAAACTCATCTGGCGTGGTTGTCTTATACTACACTGGATCAGCATGGACACAAGACAAATGGTTAGATATGCCAAAGTTTGATGCAAATGGTGTTCTTACTACAAAAACAACATTTAAGAAAATTAGACTTACCCAAACATCAAGAGTTGTTAATTCAGCATTCTTATCTTACTCTGGAGACTCAGTTACCAATGATCTTAATAGAATGCAGATAGTTGAGATATCTCCAAGACTAGAGATTAACTTGTCGGATTTTGTTCAAAGCATAGATATTGATAAATCACTTGACGCAGATAATAGCTCGCTTCCAATTTCATCAATAAACTCTAATGATGCAAGAATGGTTTTATCTGGAATACCAGTTGTAAAAAATGATGGTTCTTTTGTGCCAATATTTTCTAGTCAAAGCAATAGTGCAGCAACAATTCTTTCTAATATGATGAGAAAAAATGTTAAGTTCTATGTTAATTTTAATTTAGTAGACCATGCTGTTCTAGGCTCTGCACCAACCCTAAACGTAAATACATATATTCCAGGCGGTGTATTCTATTCAGACTCATGGGAAGAAAACGATATAAGCGATGTGACAATCCAAAGCTTTGATATATCTAGATACCTTCAGTCAAAACCAGTTCCAGACTATGTTGCTAATTTAAAAACGGTATTTGAAGTTATAACAAATATACTAGACCTTGCTGGATTTACTGACTATGACTATGATTCATTATATAAGATATGTAATAATAAAGCTAACCCGTTAGATATAGCATACTACTACTGTAACTCAAAAGACTCTACGGTTATTGATGCACTAAATCAAATATTTGTTGCTTATCAAATTGGTGCATACATTGATGAGTATGGAGTTATGAGATTTTTAAGTCTTCACAAGATGCTAACTGATACAGCTTCAGTTTTGACTATTGAAGACCAGGATATTGTAGAGGGTGGTATATCAGTATCTAATTTACAAAAACCAGGAAAAATATCTTTAAGATATCAAACACCAAAGGTAAAGCAATCACCAGCATTGCAAAATGTAGAAAATCTTGATATCAAGAATTCTCCCTCAGCTATTTATACAACATCAAATGACGTGGTTTGGGAGCAACAAACTACTGATTCAGTTGGATTTAATTACCTGTACTCAGATATGTCAGAAGAGTCAAATACAATGACAATAAATAATAATGACTTATTAGATATATTCCATACCTTTAACCTGGACAATAGTGGATATGCTGCAATTGAAAATGAAATAGTTTCTTTTGAGTATAAGCAATACACAATTTCAGCTGTAAATGGATCTAACCCAGTAAATGTTTCTGTTAAGAATAATCTTGAGCTGTCTTCTGAAGTAAACAAGTATATCAAAGAATATACAGTTGGGTTAAAAACTTCTGATGGAACATCTAAGCAAGGATATGATATTAAGATTGTTCCAACAGGTAAAATAACTAATGTGCAGCGTGGTATGTTTGGAACAGTTCCAACAGCACACAACAGAGTAACAACTTTAGCAAGCAAGGGTTTAACAGAGAAAACAATTAACTCTTCTTTTAATTTTTCATCAACAACTGGAAATATTTTTATAACAAACAACAAAGACTCAGACCCAACACTACCTTTGCCAGATGTAACAAAAATTGGTATAGGTGTTTCTGGAACAAACAAGATAGCTATATGTCCAGCGGTAGAAACAGATAACGAGTATAAAACATACTCTGTTAAGTTTGACTTGCCAGATCAGTATGTCGTGGCAGCAGGAATGTTCCTTAATCAAACTTCTAGTGGATCTTCAACACCTCTATTTATAGAGTTAATTAGATATAGTACAATAAATCCACAGACTGGCGGTTTTTATGACGTACCAAAGTATAAGTATATTCTTGCAGTATATGACTCGTCATCAACTGTCTATGCATGGGCAGATGTAACTGGCCAATGTAATAATATATTGAATAATCTTCCTAAGATATTGACTAAGACAGCAGATGGATCAATTTATGCATATTCGTATGTAGTTGATAAGGCGTTTAATCTTAAAGTTGTTATTAATTCATCTAACGGATCTGACGGTGAGAACGCAACTGAAAATTTTCATAAGGCAGTTTTATATGTTTCGTTAAACAATTATGAAGTAACTGGATGGCAAATTCCTAAAACAAGCACAACATGGGAACCACCTAAAATAAATACACTTACTGGGGCAAGACAAAAACCAGTTGTGCCAGATATGTTTACCTCATCTAAAAGTTTTGGATTTTATGCTTCACCTTCTCCAGTAGTTATACCAGGAACATCAGACGAAATATCTTATCCGACTCCCAACTATATGCTTTCTGTTGCAAACCTTAGAGAAATTCATGCTACAGAAAAACCACTTTTTGAAAGAAGTGTAAGCTATTTTTATCAAGATAGAGAGTTTTTGAATGGTCTAGTTCAAAAGCAACCGCTATATTCAAATTCTTTAACATATATTATGCAAACAACACCATCTATTTCTGGAATTAATTATTATGATGTTCAGTACGATACACCTGCTGCAGTATCAGTAGATGTATTTCCTGTTGAGTACATGCTCACCTATTTCCCTGGCAGCTCTAAACAAGATCAACAAAATAAGCAAAAAAAGCTGGTAACAGAATATTCACTATCTTACTCAACACCAATCAACACAGGGTTTAGAGCAAGGATGGCAATTGCAAACAATTCACCGCACATGGTATTATTAACAAAAGAACCAGATGAAATACAAAGAGTTAAGGTTACCCTTAATCTTTGGACACATGAAATTGTTGGACCGTCTTCTCCAGAAATTATTGAATCGGTAATAGATTCCTCAAATTCTTCTGAGGTTGTCCAGCTTGACTCAGAATGGATACAGTCAAAAACAGCTGCCTATAAGCTTCTCAAGATTGTTGAAATGGGTATTGAGGGATTCTCTAAAACCGTCACGGTAAACATGTTTGGAAATCCACTAATACAAATAGGAGATGTAGTAACCCTATCGTATACTTTAAAGGGCATGCTAGCCAAAAAGTATATTGTGACATCTGTATCTCAAAGTTTTAGCCAAGGACTTAGCACCAGTCTAACACTTAAAAGGCTTTACTAGTAAATTAGCAAGCGCTATGGTATAATTAATAGGACAGGAGAGTGCTATGCCATATGTAAAAATATCAGATCCAAACGTAATTGACCTTTCTGCTTGGCATCAGGTTATCAATGTTGTAAATCAGCACAGCGATAGCCTTAGCTCAATCACTAATAATTTAGGTGGGCCAGCACCAGCTGTAGTGGAATGGAATGGTGAAAACGATTTTGTTCAGCAGTACGACCCTGGCTCACAAAAAATATTATACGGAAGACATAAGCTTAATACTGCAGATATGTCACCGCTATATGATGGTCAGATTTTTCATGGAAGTATTTCATTTGAAGATGATGGTGCTACAGGATTTAGAGCAAGACCAATAGTTACAGCAACAATACAGTTTGGACACTCAACAATTGATGCTCTTGATGATACGAACCATAACATTATTTTAAATTTATTTAACATTACAGGAAGTCAGTTTAAATTTAGAGTGACTAGGGCGATTAGTGATATGGATGATCCAACACCACCACCCCCACTTACTGGTTATTTTTATCTAAACTGGACAGCAACAGGTCCAAAATAATCTGGTGATCAATTGAAATCACAGTACAGAGGCAATAAAACTGTTGCTAAAAATCCAACTATTTCAATAGATGTTGATGACCCAAGAGTATCTTGGGATAAAATTGCATTAACTAAATCAAGAATTGGTTCAGAAATTGACATTATTGGACTTGATGGAAAGTCATTGATTTCTGGCGGATTAAATTTAACAGATGGATCAAGCAAGCCTGATCAAAATCAGGTAATATCAAAACCTCTAACAATTCCAGGTGTACCCAAAAAAGGAGTTCCACCACTACCAGTAGAAAACCTTGTTGCAGACTGGGCAGTAAATGACGGTATTGTTTTAACTTTTGATTTTGATACAACAAACTCTGCCAATGTATACATAGATAGATTCATAATAAAGGTATACGATTCATTAACAGAAGATTGGCATTTATTAAGATCTGGGTTTGGCTATGAAGGATCAACATTTTTAAGTACATCTTCACCACAACAAACACTCACGCTAACTGCATCTGACATATACTCTTCAATAGATATAAATACTCTAATTTCTAATATAACAAAAGTAGCAGTAGCTACCGCTGATATTTTAAATATTGGAGAATATGTTGAAGCAGATCTTACAGAATACGAATCACCATTACCACAGCCTGTTTTTACTTTGTCTTCAGGTGTTGACTACTATGTTGTTACTCTTGATCCGCTAAATATAGCAGATGCATTAACAAAAGGTTTTGCTGGTGTTATAGTTGAAGAACAAATAACACCTGAACTGGTAAAGGCAAATGTAAGTTTAACAACTGGATGGTCACAGGCAGCACCACTTACGTCAAATTCTGTTATAGTTGTATATGCACCAGATGCTGAACATCGTTGGGTTAGACTTAAATATGTTAGCGCAATGGGAAATGCTTCTGTATATTCAGATATTGCAGATATAACTCCAGATGCATTTCAGCCACCAAACACAGATCCACCAGACCAGTTTACAGAAGCAAGCATAGCATGGGTTGGAGATGATATAAAGGTTACTTTTACATTGCCAGAAGAAAATGTTCCAACAACTATAAAAGTAAAGCTTGTTCCTTATGTTAATGGTGCAGAAAGTCAAATTTTTTATTCAGATCATTACCATGTAATTGTTCCACCAGTAGATTTTTTTATGATAAGGTCAACAGAGTTATTTGCAAACTATGGTAAATATTATTCAGAATTTAGGGGATACATAACATCCTTGTCTGGTCAAGGTGTTCCAACAGCTGGAGCAACAATTGTTACTAACAAAATTACTAGATCTAGCTTGTTATCAAGTGTATATCCAATATTAGGAATACCAGATGCATCTAATCCAACAGGAAAATTTAGAGTTACGCCATCTGTTAATGGATACATAGTTGACTTTGATATGCCTGCAGGTGCATCAAGATTAGAGGTTTATGAAAGTCCTACTGCATGGACAGCTATACCAACAAACGATGATCTTGTAGTTTATTCAGGATTGAGCCCAGCAAATGTTCCAACACCTGTTGGAGACTTTGATGACAGATATGTTATTGTAAGATACTATGATTCATATGGTGGATACTCTCACTATAGTATGGAAACTGCTGGTCAAGGTTCTGGAAAGTTAGTAAAACCAATTGATATTGGTTTAGAGTCATTAATTACATACCCAATTAAAATATCAGCAGATGGTGGAAGTATATTTGCTGGATCTGGCGATGTAGACAATTACCCACAGGTATTCTTTAATGCACTTGGATTATTTGCTTATGACCAAGGTCAAAACAATACAACATCAATCATAAGTAATGCTGCAACTGGGCAGCCAACATTTATTACAAAGAAGGCAACAATTGGTGCATGGTCAGTAGGAGAAGGAGTTGTTTCAGAAAATCCAACAGTAACAAAAACTTTTATTCAAAACAATATCTATGCTGCAACTAAAACTAAAGAATACACTGGGCTGTCTTCGGACGGAACATATTCTTTTTGGGCTGGAGCAACATCATCACTTAATACAGACAATGATGCTGAGTTTTCTGTAAAGCCAAACGGAGAAGTTGAAGCTAGGAAATTAATTATTAGAGGTGGGGGAACAAATGGAATTTTAATAGATACTCCAAACTTTACAGTTGATCGTGATGGTGAGGTTGTTGCACTAAAGGCAGAACTTGAAGGAACCCTCACTGTTAACGGACAATCTTATTTTGATGCTAATGTAAACATTAGAAACGGCTACCTAATTACTGGAGAAGGAGACTTTGGAGAAGGGCCTAACGTACAAATAGGATCAATGGGATTACAAGCACTTGATTCAGAAGATGATCCAACCACAAAAATATACTCAGATCCTAAATCAGTAACTGTTACAAATGCTTTAACTGGGGATTCATCTACAGTGTCTGGAATTACTCTATGGACTAAAAAAGCTTTATTTAAATCTCAAGAACCAGGAGAAGAAGGATCAGGTGGATTTGTTATAAGTGATGGTGTAATTCAGTCAAACCAAATACTTATAGATTCAGTAAATGAACAATTTGTTATTAGATCAACAACAACTAATTCAACAAATGGTATTATATTACAAGCTTCAGATGATAGCGACTACTCAATAGCAGTTGGAAATCTTAATTATTTTGTAGACCCAGATGAGTATCCAGCACTCCCAATATTTTCTGTTAGTACTACAGGATTGATGACAGCAAATAATGCTGTAGTTAAGGGAATAATAAAGGCAACTGAAGGATTTTTTGGAACAGAAAACGGTACACGATGGGAAATTGGTTCAACAGGCATAACCGCAAATGGAGTTGCAAGCATAGATTTATCATCAGGTGGAGTAATTAAAGTTGGCAGTTATGAAATAAAAGCTGTTGTAGCAACAGAAGGAAACGAATTTTCAATTATTGATACTCGTACTAATCAGGCTATATTAGTAACAGATAAAAAATCAGGAACAAATAGAATATTTTTGGGTCAAAATGGACGACAAGTTGAAGTAAAAAAACCTGCACAAATATCTGGAGCTGGAACAACGTTAGCAGATCCAGGAGACAGTTCTTTAGCATCTCAAGCATATAGATCTGGAGGCTTAAGAAACATGTTTACTGTTCAAAAGAGCAACTATGATGAAAACCCAGCACAATTTCCTTCTGCAGAAAATGGAGATGTACTATTGGTATATACCTAATAGTAGAATAATAATATGCCTGGTAAATTAAAAGTCGGTGGGTCTTGGAGAGATATCACCTATATTAAACTAAAAGTTGGTTCTATATGGACTAATGTTGGAGAGGCGTATTTAAAGGTAGGCGGTGACTGGAGTAAGTTCTTTGGTGCAAGTGGACCACAGATAAGTCAAAAACCTGTAATCACGGCAAGCAGCACTACATTCCCAGCAATAGTAACTGGACGAAACTATCATTGGGATTCAGGAAATGTGTTTACTTATGTATTTCAATATTCATTGACTGCTCCAACATCAACTACAGCGTGGATAGACATAGGAGAGTACCAGTCAATTACAAACCCAGCAGTTGGATCTTCAGTAACAAAGACATATGATTTAGCAGATTTAGAAGTTGATGTAGAAGATGATATTTGGGTAAGATTTACGGTGCTAGCCGTTAATACTGTAAACTCAACACAGACAATTGAGAGTAGTGATCCTGTGCAAGTATCAAACAATCTTCCAGTTGGAACACCAGTATCTGCGGTAATAGTAAGAGATTCTGAAGATGGATACGTATACAGCGTATCAAATCCTGGTATATGGACAAAGACTCCTATTCTTTCATATAGATACCAATGGCAACAGAATACCTCTGGAACAACATGGGCTGATATAACAGGGGCAACATCTATATCAAGAAACATGCTTTCATTCGTTGGTAAAAATGTTAGAGTAAGGGTTTGGGCAACAAACTCATCTGGAGAATCATTTAGGCCAATTGTTTCAAATTCAATGATGGTAACTTATGCACCACCAGAGATTAGTTCATTTACAGTAACTCCAAGAGCAGGTGGCGCTACTATTAGTTATTCTGCAAGCACAGACGATCCTGACTATAGTATTTCTGTTTTATTAGAAAGACTGAGTGGTGGAACATATTCAGACTATTTCTTTATCCCAATACCTCTTACATCCCTTACTGCAACAGACATTGAATTTACTACTGATGTTTTGGCATCTGGTACATATCGTTTTACTCTTGTTGTAATAACTAATGATTTGATAGAAACTACCTCACAGGTTTCTGGAGTTGTCGTACCAGCACTTTCTGCTTCTTCTTTAACGGTTACAGACACAACACCAACAACAGACTATACTCCATCAGGACTTACAGTAACAAACCCATCAAACAATCTTGGTTTAGTTGAATGGACAAATGGAGCAAATGCAGATCTTGCCACATTGGTTTTAAGCGGTGCAGCAACTGGAACAACAATTTTTGATCCAATAGAATCAAGTAAAACCTTTAGCGTAACAGTAAGTGGAACAGTAACAGCTTCTTTAACCAATACTATAAAAGGTGAAGCAACTATAGCATGGAGTCAAAGTGGTGCTAGAAGTTTTAAATTAAAATATGAGGTTGGTGGAAATCCTGTAACATACAATGTTGCAGATACTACATCTACATCTCCAAGTCTAAATATAATGTCTAATGGTCTTCAGGTTAAAGCAGTTTCTGTTGAGGTATTCCCTTTGACAAATTATCAAGGTACATCAACACTGTTTACTCCATCAGTAGCACCAACTGCAACACCAACAAACAAGGTTAGCACTCCAGCCATTACTGCAAGTGGAACAGTAGAATTCCTTAATCCAAGTGCATCCTCTTTGGCAATTGCAAACACAACACCAAACGCAACACCTACTGTAACTAGTGTTAGAAACAGTGCAACAACAAATGTTGGAACTGTAGATTGGGAAAATGGAACTGGAGCAACTAGTGGCTGGCTAGAAAAGATGACAGCAGCTGGAATTGTAACTGGACAACCAATTGCCGATCCTGGAAGTCTGTCTACTACTGGATCATTTAATATTTTAATTACTGGAAATGCAACGGCAGTAGTAAAAAATAGATCAAATGCACAAGTCACCATATCTTGGTATCAATCTTCTGTAAAAAGCTATAGGCTAAGATATACCGTTGCTGGAACTTCTTATACTAGAAATGCAAATACTGTAGATGAAAATGGAGCTGCAATAACTGGAACAACTTCTTTTATTATTCCAATTGATGTAAACAATAAAGCAGTTGTTGTTACAGAGCTAGTTGTATATTCTGGATTAAACCAAAATGGAATTCCATCTGCTGCTGTACTACCAGGTTCAGCATCTGTTACAGCAACAAACATAACAAATGAAGCAACAGGATCTGGTGCAGTGACTTATGCAGCACCAGCAACAGCTCCAGGAACTCCAACAAACCTACAAAGAAACCTTGATGGAGCATCAAAAACATTTACTTGGACCGCACCATCTGACGGTGGTTCGCCAATAACAAATTATGAGTTCAATATAAATAACACTGGATGGTTTGCTAGAAGTCCAGCATCTTCAGCTACATCTTATTCACTTACAGCAGTAACTGGAAATATTGGAAACACTTTTCAAGTTCGTGCAGTAAATGCAGTAGGTTCTTCTGCTACCCCAGCTAGTTCTGGAACTTATTATGTTCCATCTGTTGGAGCTCTTACTACATCATCTATTACTAAGACTTCAGCAATAATTACTTGGACTTCAGGTACAGCTGCACAAGCTGCATGGTCACTATCACTTCCAGGAGCATCAGGTTCACCATTTACTGCAAATAATAGTAATACGTCCTTTGGTGTTACTGGATTAGTAGCAGGAACATCTTATACACCAACATTAACTCTTACATCTTCAAGTGGTGATACAAACTCTAGAACTGGAACTGAATTTACTACAGTAGGTCTTTCAGGAATTAAAACGTTGTCAAACCTTACAGTATCTTCTGGAACACTAAGTCCATCATTTCTTTCTGGTACTAATTCATATACTGTTTCTGGACTATCTAATGCAACATCATCTATTACTGTTACTCCTACAGTTACAGACTCTACATCTACCGTCACAGTAAATGGAGTTTCAGTAGCTTCTGGGTCAGCATCAGGTGCAATTTCACTCACTGCTGGATCAACAACTAATATTAACATTATAGTTACTGCAGAAAATGGAACCACTAATACTTATACAATTGCAGCTAGCAGAAATCTTCCAGCACTTAGCATTTCTCTTTCCAATGTTACTAAAACGCTTACTGGATTTACATTTACTTTAACAAGTACGTATGATTCCAACTATACATGGACAGCATCTGTTCAATCACCTGCCACCATCTCCCCTTCTTCAGGATCTTCTAGTGGGCAAACCTACACGGTATCTGGAATGACATCTGATGGTGGACCAAAAATGGCCACAATAACTGCCTCACGTCCTGGATATGATACAGGATCTGATACAAGGACTGGATCTGTTCTAGCACCATCTGTATCTAATTTTACTATTTCAAATACAACGGCAAACCCAGTTCCTAGTTCAATTACCGTTGGAAATAGTGCAACAGTAAATGTTGGTACAGTAAATTGGGCAAATGGAACTGGTACAGATAGATCTTGGGTATCATCTGTGACACCTGGATCATCCTTTACTGGCTCAGAAGGTACACTGAGCCCTACATCACAAAATTTCACCATTACATCTACTCAGTCAGCAGCAGTTGCAACAGTATTTAATAAAGCATTTGGTACAGCAACAATTTCTTGGAATCAGTCTGATGCACAAAGCTATACATTAATATATACCATTAGTGGAGTACCTGGACAACAAACAGTTAATGCAAATAGTACAGCATCCAGTGTATCCCGTTCTGTTAATGTAGATGGTTTAGCTGTTACCCTTGTATCAATTAAGGTTTTTACTGGACCAAATCAAACTGGAAACTTTAATAGTATAACATCAAGTTCATCAGTAACACCAGTTGATAAGATTAACTCAGCAACTGGTTCTGGATCTATAACACGTGTATCACCTCCAGGTACTCCAACAATAACAATATCAAGTAAAACAACATCTGGATTTAACGTGAGTTGGTCAGCATCTGGTGCAACAACATATAATGTTAATGTATATAACGTAAGCACTGGAGTTTCAGTTTCTGGATATCCTTTAACAAATACAACCAATACATCTGCAACCATATCAGGATTGACTGCAGACACTAACTATAAGGTTGAGGTTTTTGGAAATAATGCAGCTGGGTCTGGATATAATTTTGCAGATGTGACAACACTTTCAGTAACTCCAACTATTAGTGGAATATCTATTAGTAATAATGCTATTTCTCCAGGTTCTTCTACTAGCATATCTGTTTCTAATACCCCACCATCAAATACTGGATCTGTATCATGGGCAAACGGATCTAATACATCAGCAGCAGGCTTGTTTACAGTATCTGGAGCAGGTTCTGGTGGTTCATCTCCAACAAACCCATCATCACTGTTAACCGCTGGAACGTTTACGGTAACATCAACTGGAACTGCATCGGTTGGTATACGTGCAATTAATACAAATAAGGGTGCAAATGTTTCATGGACACAATCTGCAGCACAAAGCTATTCAATTAATATAACTGCATCAGGGCTTTCCACCTTCAATGTCACTGGAAACTCAAGTGCAAGCAGTCCAAGCATTCCTGTTATATCTAATGATTCATTATCTAGAACAGTTACAGTAAATAGTGTTACAGTTTATTCTGGACTAAATCAGACTGGTACACCAGCATCACTTTCTTCTGGATTAAGCATAACAACTGCAAATGGTATTACAGATACCCCAGGTTCTGGCTCTGTAACTTATAGTCTTCCATCTCCTGGAACACCAAACTTCCTTACTGCATCCACAGGAAGAACAGATGGAGTTGAGCTTTCATTTAGTGGTTCTTCTAATGCAACTAGTTATGATATTTATTGGAATACTACTTCAGCAGTAAAGCCAGCAACAACTGTTACTCCAGATTTTCCAGGAGTAACTTCACCATACCTAGATTCTGGAATACCACCTGGAGGAAGTAGACAATATTGGGTTAGAGGAAAAAATTCAACTGGATTTTCTGCATGGTTCCCAACAGGAACAGGTTCTAGTGGAAGAGTTGGAACAAGAGCTTCAGCTCCTCCTTTCTTCCCTCCTTTCTTCCCTCCTTTCTTCCCATTCTTCCCACCGTTCTTCCCATTCTTCCCACCGTTCTTCCCACCGTTCTTCCCACCGTTCTTCCCACCGTTCTTCCCACCGTTCTTTGGTGCTTCAACACCACCATTAACACCAACAGGTCTAACAGCACAACTATCTGGATCAAGTACTGTGCTTAACTGGAATGCAGCATCTGGTGCAACAAGCTATGAGCTATGGTATCAACCAAGTTCTGCTCAATATTCTGGAACAACTTTTGACTATCCAGCTCCTGGACAACCAGCTATAACAAATACTACATTCTCTGCACCAGTTGGTTACTCACAGTACTGGACAGTTAGAGCAAGAAATTCAGCAGGTGTAAGTTCATGGTCTACAATGGTACAGTCATCATCAGGTGGTCCAGTATAGTATGTTAACAAACAATCAGTATGATATAATAATAAAGGAGGAATAAAATGAGCGCACTTTTAACTTATGAAGAAAAATCTGGGATTATTAATCAACACATTAAAAATCTTGATTATTCTATTTTTAATATTGAAATGTCTTTAGTTGAAGAAAAAGCAATTAAAACATCAGAGACTTCAGATTCTTTAGAATCTCAACTGGCAGATTTAAACTTAAAACGAGATGCCCTGCTTGCAGAGCTGGCAAAACTTTCAAAATAAAATAAAGGGGTAAGGTATGGATAATAAAGCAGAGCTAGTTATAATGGCATTGCAACAACGCATAGGTGAGCTTGTTTCAAACTATGAAACACAGGTTGCAATTCTTAGGGCTGAAATTACTCAAGCTGCTCAAGAAAAAGAAGCAAAGCAAAAAGCTATGGAAGAATACTCTAATAGTATTGAAGAAAAAATTTCTAACTAAGGGGCATTATGCTAAAATGCAATAGGTGCACTGGTCGTGTATTTGTAGATAGGCAGTACACTACTGCTGAACATATAGAGACAGCCTGCATAACATGTGGAAATAGAAAGTTCTATCATCCACCTTCTGCAACAAAAGAGGGAAAATGGATACTTCAAAAGGAAAAATCCAGAGCCAAGCATACAATAACGAACCTATAATAAAAGGTAAGGTTAAGGTATGGTTTATCAATGGAGACCTAGTGAAGGTTTACCACAGCTCTCGTTCTACTGGCATGGTAACGTTTTATAATATAACTAAAGATCGTTTAGAGACATGTCTGCTTTCTGATTTTAAAAAGGGTCGTGAAAGAGCATACAGTGTAGCAGAGACTGCTAAGCTTGTCAATAGACATAGAAAATATATTCCAAGTTTAATTAAACGAGGAGTGATTCCACCACCAATTGGTGCATCACTAAATGGAGAAAGATCTTTTAAAGTAAGAGCTTACTACTCTGAATCTCACGTTAGGGAGATACGTGCTATACTTGCAAGTATACATATTGGACAACCAAGAAAAGACAAATTAATAACGAATAACATGACTCCTACAAGCCAAGAGTTGACACGGCGAATGGGAGACGGTATACTTACATATACGAGAACAGAAGATGGACGATTTATTCCAGTGTGGAATGAGTCTATATAATTTAGAAATGGGTGGGGTAATGGAAAATAGCAATTACGTAGTAACAAACGAACCAACAAAGATAAATGTAACACTAGGATACACACTTAATTTAGGAAACTTTCAATCACTAAGACTTGATCTGGGAGTTGTAGATAGCAAGCGTGATGGTGAGACTACAAATGAAGCTTTTGAGCGTGTATATAAGTTTGTAGAAGATAAGCTAACTGATAAAATTAACGAAGCAAAGTCTGAAATCAACGAGTAATGGCTGAACGCAAAGACCGAATGGCTTTGCTTAGTAGATACTCAAAATTGCATACAGCAAGATATGAGCAAAAGCCATCTCTAAATTTAAATGTTGAACAGTGGGCAGCTGACGGCCTTGTTGAATCATACGGAATGTCTCAGTGCTATGACTTATTAGACTATTACTTTTCTGTTGCACAAGATCCAACTTGGAACTACTTTGCTTATAATGCAGAAAAAATTCTTAATGGTAAACTAGATGTAGAGCAAGATATAAAAGATAGACAAGAGCGTAGGGCTAAAGCAAAGGAGTGGCTAAGTGAATAATACAGAAGCTAAAGTAATTTCAGCTGTATTGCAGGATAAGCAACTCCATGTATTATTACAGGCAAACGTAGAAACATTCCTTAGAACACATAATGATGTATGGAACTTTATTCGTCTTTATGCTGAGAACAATGGAACAGTGCCTCCAGCATCTTTGGTCGTAGAAAAGTTTAGAGACTTTGAGATTATTAAAGAAGTTGGAGCAACCAAGCACCACCTAGAAGAATTACAAACAGAATATTTAAACGATACATTAAAAGATATTTTAAGATCAGCAGCAACTGAAGTACAAGGTGGTCAGGGATCAATAGCACTTGAAGAACTTATCACCAAGACATCTACTCTAAAAAAGAATACATCTTCTATTCGTGATATTGATGCTACAGATATTGATTCTGCGATTGCTTACTTTGAAAATGTAAAAGAGCAAATGGCTTTAGGTCATCGTGGTATAAAGACAGGCTTGCCAGGTTTTGATAACTACCTACCTTCTGGAATTATGCCAGGGCAGCTGGGAGTCTTTCTAGCCTATCCAGGTATAGGAAAGTCTTGGATGGCTCTATACTTTGCTGTACAGGCCTGGAAACAGGGTAAGACACCCCTTATTATCTCCCTTGAGATGAGCGAGACAGAGGTTCGTAATCGTGTCTTTACAATTATGGGTGAGGGTCTATGGTCACATAGAAAGCTTTCTAATGGTGAAGTAGAACTTGATATGATGAAGAAGTGGCATACAGATAGAATTGATGGTCGCCCACCATTTCACATTATCTCAAATGACTCTGGTGGAGAAGTAACACCTTCTGTGATTCGTGGAAAGCTAGATCAGTACAAGCCTGACTTTGTTGTAGTTGATTACCTACAGCTTATGTCTCCAAACCAAAAGGCTGATAACGAAACGGTAAAAATGAAAAACCTTTCCCGTGAACTAAAGCTTATGGCTATTAGTGAAGAAGTGCCTATCATTGCTATCTCATCTGCAACACCTGATGATGTAAAGGATATGTCTACTGTTCCTACCCTTGCACAAACTGCATGGTCAAGACAGATTGCATATGATGCTGACTGGGTTTTAGCGCTAGGTCGTGGACTCAATAGTGACATTATTGAATGTGCCTTTAGAAAGAACCGTAATGGTTTTATGGGAGACTTTTTAGTACAAGCAGACTTTGACAAGGGATATTACAGATACAAGGACTTTGAAGATGGCAAGTAAAGAGATATATACAGAAGAACAAATTCGTCGTATTCTTAATGGAGCAGGTTTGGACATTGAGGCTGAGTTTGGAAACGACTTTATAATTTATTGCCCATACCACAATAACACCAGAACTCCTGCTGGAGAAGTAGCAAAAGATAGTGGCTTATTCTTTTGTTTTGGTTGCCAAACAACAAAAAACCTTGTTGAGCTTATTATGTTTACTTCAAATAGATCTTATTTTGAAACGGTACGCTATATTAAGGGAAAAGAGCAGCAGTCTGATATACAAACCATAGTAGATAAAGCACTCTATGCACCACCAGATTTTGTACAGTATGATGAGTTACTTATTAAAAGATTAAATAAGCAGGCACTTGATAGCCCAACAGCGATGAATTATTTTCATGGTCGTAGAATTACTAAAGAGTCTGTGGTAAAGTTTGACCTTGGCTATTCAGAAAAACAAGGATCAGTAACCATACCCATCCACTCACCTGACGGAATGTGTATTGGGTTTGTTGCTAGAACAATTGAAGGTAAAGAATTTAAAAATACTCCAGGGCTTCCCAAGAGCAAGGTTTTATTTAACTTACACAAAGTCAAGAGCTCTAGTATAGTATATGTAGTGGAGTCATCTTTTGATGCTATACGCTTAGATCAAGTTGGTTTTCCAGCAGTTGCAACGCTGGGTGCTAATGTGTCTGTATCACAAATCAGACTATTAGAAAAGTACTTCAATAATGTAGTACTAGTTGCAGACAATGACGAGGCTGGTACAATTATGAAAGACAAACTAATTGAAAAATTAGGAAGTCTTGTAACTGTAATTAAGCTAGACACAAAATACAAAGACATAGGAGACATGGATGATGATGAGATTAGAAAACTAGAGTTCCAGTTTGACAATTCAATCATTTCTATGCTAAAATAAAAACAATAAACAAACAAGGAGAAATAAAAAATGGCAATTGTAAAAGGATTAAAAAACATTAACGCATTAGTAGACAAGCCAAAGTTTGAAGGCACAGGTGCAAAGGTTCGTTGGTTCAAGATCGCTGATGGTCAAGCAGTAAAGATTCGTTTTATTGAAGAGCTTGATGAAGATTCAGCTAACTATAATGAGGCTCGTGGCCTTGCATTGGTTGTTTCAGAGCACACAAATCCAAAGGACTACAAGCGTAAGGCTGTAGACACGATGGAATCAGAAGGTCGTGACTGGGCAGAAGAAATGCACCGTAAGGACATGAAGGCAGGATGGCGTGCACGTCTTCGCTTTTACTGCAACGTTCTTGTAGATGATGGCATTGAGGCACCATATGTTGCAATTTGGAACATGGGTGTTAGCAAGCAGTCTGCATTTAATACTATTCGTGAGTATGCACTAGAAACAGGAAGCATCTCAAATCTTACTTGGAAGGTAAAGCGCAACGGTCAGGGAACTGAGACAAGCTATACATTGATTCCAAGCTCTCCAGATTCTGCACCATTTGATTGGTCAGGAGTTGAACCTTATCCTTTGGAGAAGGCTCTCAACAAGGTTCCATATGCGGAACAAGAAGCCTTTTATCTAGGCTTTGATACTCCTTCATCTTCATCATCAGCAAACATTGACTGGTAATAGATGAACTACGTTGGCTTACATGTCCATACACACTACTCCTTAATGGATGGTGTTGCTACTCCAGAAGAATACGTGAACCGTGCAGTTGAGTTAGGAATGACAGCAATTGCCATTACTGACCACGGTACTTTATCTGGGCATAGGGAACTGCACCGTATTGCAAAAGCAAATGGAATTAAGCCAATTCTTGGTGTAGAAGGCTATATGACGACAAGTATGGAAGATAAGAGAGCAAAGGCAGACCGCCTTGACCCTCTTGACCAAAACTATCATCATATAGTCCTTCTCGCTAAGAACCAACAAGGTTTGGAAAACCTTAACAAGATTAATGAAATTGCATGGACAGATGGTTTCTTTAGTAAGCCAAGATTTGATTTTGAAACATTGGCAAAGTATAAAGAAGGCATTATCGTAACCTCTGCATGTCTTAGTGGCTGGATAGCCAAGGCTGTTGAACTAGGTGAGCTTGCAACAGCAAAGAAACACATACAGTGGTTTAAAAAAGAATTTGGTGATGATTACTATATTGAGGTAATGCCACACAACCCACCAGAAGTTAATAAGGGAATTATTGAGCTTGCGGATGCAGCCAAGGTTAAGATTGTTGTAACACCAGACTGCCATCACTCTGACACAAGTCAAAAAGAAGTTCAGGAGCTAATGCTACTTCTAAATACTCATGCCAAGTTACAGAAAGATGTAACATATGATAAGTCAAAGAAGCATGAGTCATTCATGGATCGCCTTGATTATCTTTATGGTGCAGACCGCATGATGAGTTTTAATAAGTTTGACATTCATCTTCTTTCATATGATGAGATGAAGGATGCAATGCTTAAGCAGGGCATTGATCGTGAAGACATGTTTGCTTCTACAAACGAAATTGCTGACAAGGTTGAAGGCTATGACATTAAAGAGCATTTAGATTTACTTCCAGTACAGTATAAAAAGCCAATGGATGAACTTAAGAAGCTTGCACTTGAAGGTCTTAAGGAAAGAAAGTTAGACAAGGATAAAAAATATCTTGAACGACTTGATGAAGAGTTAGAGATTATTGGTGAGAAAAACTTTGGTCCATACTTTCTAGTTGTTCGTAATATGCTTAACTGGGCAAAGAGTGAAGGCATTATGGTTGGTCCTGGTCGTGGATCTGCTGCAGGTTCACTACTATGTTATGCGCTTGGTATTACAGACATTGACCCAATCAAGCATGGATTACTGTTTTTCCGTTTTATTAACCCAGACCGTAATGACTTTCCTGATATTGACTCAGACATTCAAGATACTCGTCGTGATGAAGTAAAGGATTATCTAGTTCGTCAGTACCGTCACGTTGCATCTATTGCTACATTTTTACAGTTTAAAGACAAGGGTGTGGTACGAGATGTTGCAAGATGTTTAAATATTCCTTTGCCAGACGTTAACAAGGTTCTTAAGGTTGTTGATACATGGGATGACTTCTGTACTTCAAAAAATACTTATTGGTTTAGAGAAAAGTATCCAGAGGTAGAGCGCTACGGAGACCAACTTCGTGGAAGAATTCGTGGTACTGGAATTCACGCAGCAGGAGTTGTAACAAGCAAAGACCCAATCTTTAGATATGCACCATTAGAAACACGATCAGTTACTGGACAAGATGAACGTATTCCAGTAGTAGCGGTAGACATGGGCGAAGCAGAAAACATTGGTCTGATTAAGATTGATGCACTTGGACTAAAGACTTTAAGCGTTCTCAAGGATTGCATTGATATTATTAAGGAACGTGAAGGCACAAAGATTGATCTATTAAAGATTGATATGGACGATGCAAACGTATATACAATGCTATCTGATGGATACACAAAGGGTGTGTTTCAGTGTGAAGCAGCACCATATACAAACCTTCTAGTTAAGATGCGTGTTAAGAATCTAGCAGAGCTTGCAGCATCAAATGCACTCGTTCGCCCTGGTGCTATGAATACAATTGGTAAGTCTTATATTGCTCGTAAACATGGACGAGAGAATATTGATTATAAGCATCAGGTTATGAAATCATTTACGGAGGAAACATATGGCTGTATTCTTTACCAGGAACAAGTTATGCAAGCATGCGTACAGCTTGGCGGTATGTCCATGTCGGAAGCAGATAAAGTTAGAAAGATCATTGGAAAGAAAAAAGATGCTAAAGAATTTGATGTTTTCAAAGATCAATTTGTTAAGGGTGCTTCGCAATATCTTTCGCCAAACGATGCGCTAGATCTATGGCATGACTTTGAGGCTCACGCAGGGTACTCATTTAACAAGTCTCACGCAGTAGCATACTCAACATTGTCATATTGGACAGCGTGGTTAAAGTACCACTATCCACTAGAGTTTATGTTCGCACTTCTTAAAAATGAAAAGGACAAGGATGGACGAACAGAGTATCTTATTGAAGCAAAGCGTATGGGAATTCCTATCAAGCTTCCTCATCTTAATGATTCAGACATTGACTTTAAGATTGAGGGTAAGGGAATTAGGTTTGGACTAACTGGAATCAAGTATATATCTGATAAGATTGCTGAAAGATATATTGCTGGTCGTCCATTTGCCTCATACAAAGAGGTTGAAGAGTTTACATTTACAAAAGGTAACGGAGTAAATAGTCGTGCATTACAAGCAATGCGATGTGTGGGAGCACTTACATTTCCAGATAATCCAGCAAATCCGCAGGAAGTTAAAGAAAATCTTTATGAGTATTTAAATCTTCCTGAGTTCAATACATCTATACCTCAACACTATTATGCATACATCAATGATGTTGAAGAATATGAGGAGACTGGATCGTTTGTATTGTTGGGAATGGTAAAGTCAATCAAGCGTGGAACAGGGTGGTCAAGAGTTGAAGTTTTGGACAAGACTGGCAGTGTTGGTATATTTGATGAAGAGTCTCCGTCTATTGAGACTGGTCGCACTTATCTTATTCTTGCAAGTGACAATAGGATTGTATCTGCAGTTCCTGCTGACGAGATAAAAGGATCTAAAAGCTCATTAGTAAAGTTCTTAAACTATAAGATGCTTCCTTATAAAGAAGGCGAACACTTTGTTGTTTCTTTCAAGCCAAGAGTAACAAAGGCTGGCAAAAAGATGGCATCTCTTGTTGTTGCTGATGCAGGAAGAGAGATGCATTCAATAGTTGTATTTCCAATGCAGTTTGCAAAGGCATACATGAAGATTGAAGAAGGCAGTGTATACAAGTTTGATTTTGGAAAAACAAAGGATGGAACTATAACAATGAATGAGGTAGAAAATGTTTGATGAGTTAGCAAGAGACATACATAAGAATGCAGTAGACAAAGGTTTTTGGGATCGTCCAGCAGATGAAATATTTGTTACAAAACAAATGATGATGATTGTCTCTGAGGTTGTTGAAGCAATGGAAGCACTAAGAAAAGAGATGGACCCAGACCAACTATCAGATGAGTTTGCAGATATCATTATTCGCACACTAGATTTATATGCAGGTATGGTAAGTGCAGGGTATATGACTAAATCATTAAACATGGCCATAAAAGAAAAGATGGCAAAGAACTCTGATAGACCAAAGAAGCATGGAGTAAGATTTTAATGATGACTGTAGAAGAGGTATTGGCTCAGCTTAGTCCTAAGCTACGCAAGACAGTAATGGCAGGAGACACTATCCCTGCAACACAATATGCAGCAACTCCTAGTTTTGGTTTAAACCGTGCTCTTAATGGTGGTCTACCATATGGTCGTCAGGTGTTAGTCTGGGGATCAAAGTCTTCTGCAAAGTCATCTTTGTGTCTGCAGATGATTGGTTTAGCACAGAAAGAAGGAAAGATCTGTGCTTGGATTGATGCAGAAATGTCATATGATAAGAAGTGGGCAGAAGGTCTTGGTGTTGACTCATCAAAGCTTATTGTGTCACAATGTCGCACCATTAATGAAATGGTTGATGTAGGAACAAACCTAATGAATGCAGGGGTTGATATAATTGTTATTGACTCTATAACATCTTTATTGCCAGCTATCTATTTTGAAAAGGACTCAGATGAACTTAAACAACTTGAAAATACAAAACAAATTGGTGCAGAGTCTAGAGACTTTAGCAACGCTTGGAAAATGCTTAACTATGCTAATAATAAGGTTAAGCCTACGATGCTTGTTCTTATTAGTCAGTCTCGTAACAATATTAGCGCTATGTATACTAGCCAGCAGCCTACTGGTGGTCAAGCTACTAAGTTCTATTCTTCTACTGTTATTAAATTATTTTCATCGGAATCCGACAATCAAGCAATTAAAGGTAAGATTCATGTTGGAGATAAACTTATTGAAGAAAAGATTGGTCGCAAGATTCGTTGGGAACTCCAATTTTCTAAGACCTCTCCTGGCTTTCAGTCTGGCGAGTATGACTTTTATTTCAGGGGAGATAATGTTGGTATTGATAGCATTGGTGATCTTGTTGATACGGCTGAAATGATGGGAATTGTTGAACGTACAGGTGCTTGGTATGTCTTGCCAGATGGAACCAAGGTGCAAGGCAGAGAAGGTTTTGTCAACAGGGTTCGTGAAGATTTAGATCTACAAGATTCTATTAAGAATAAGATTTTAGATGTCTGAAAAATTTACAATATTTTCAGGAAAGTTTCCATGCAAAACATGTGGAGAAGAAGTTACGTCTATAAGATTATGGAAAGACAGTGCAGACTTGACATGGATGTGCACTAACAAGCATCTGTCAAGAGTAGCTATTATTATGACAAGGAAAGACTTTGAGCGAAAGAGCGGAAAGTAAAAGGATTGGTGCTAAGCAGCACAAGAACTCAGGTCGTAACACCCATAAGGGTGATGCTACTTGGAAAAATTTTACTGTTGACTTCAAAGAGTGCTCTAAGTCTTTTACCCTAAACAAAGATGTGTGGGCTAAGGCTGTTACTGATGCAATAAGAAATGGAAATGATCCAGCCATACTCGTTGTACTTGGCGAAGGTAACTCAAAAATAAGATTAATGATAACAGAGTTTGAACTAATAGAACAAATAATAGGAGAAGAAAATGAGTGAACAAACAACAATAGAAATGGTAAACGGGCTATCTGAAATAGCTGATTATATGCAGGATGAGGAGCTTACTCAAGCTCTTACATTTATTGCTAAGGTCATCATTAAGCCAGATATTCCACTAAATGTAGCAACTGTAGAGATCGTAAGGCTACAGGCAATAGCAGCAAAGATGGCTTTTAAGGCTACCTGGATGGCTAATGTTGACAAAAATGACAGGGCAAAGAAGAATATTTACTATACAGCAGCAGAATCAATCAACAACTTGGTATCAGCACTCAAATATATTATGCGCTAACCTGGTATACTTATATAAACAAAGGAATATAATGACAAAGAATTTACTAAAGCAAATAATGATTAAAGAGGTTGAGACACCAGCACAGATTGACGCACAGGAGCTTGTAAAAGCTATTGAGGCTGGATATCTTGTTGGGCGTGAGCCTAAGCATACACAGAAGAAAACTTTTGGTCCATCTACTATTGCCTATGGCCATGGAGAATGTCCTAGATATTGGTACCTTGCATTTGAGGGTGCGGTATTTGAGGATAACTCTGACCCATATGCAGTAGCAAATATGACTAATGGAACTCTTGCTCATGGAAGAATTGAGACAGCGTTTAAGAACTCTGGTATTTCAATTGATTCAGAGTTTAAGATTTTCAATGACGATCCTCCAATTTTTGGTTATGTAGATAACTTTATTAATTGGAAGGGTGAAGAGGTAGTTGTTGAAGTAAAGACAACCAACAACGAAGTCTTTGAATACCGTAAGCGTACAGGTAAGCCTAAAATGGGTCACGTTGTGCAGATACTTATCTATATGAAGATTCTTAAGAAGGCAAAGGGAGTTCTTATTTATGAGAATAAGAATAACCATGAACTTCTTGTAATCCCAGTAGAGGTAAATGATCATTACCGTAAATGGATTGATGAAGCTTTTGAATGGATGAGAGTTGTTCGTAAGTCTTGGGAAGTCAAAGAGCTTCCAACCAAGAACTATAGATCAAACTCAAAGGTTTGCAAGAACTGTCCAATTAAAAAAACATGTGATGAAGCAGGAGCAGGCGTAGTTAAAATAGCCTCTCTGGAGGAATTGAGTGAAACTTTGTAGCAGATGTGATAATAGGTTTCAACCAAAGGTCAGTTATCAAATATACTGCAGCCTTGAATGTAGAGACCTTGCTACAAAGGATAAGATTAAAGAAAGATATCAGGTAACTCGTAGACAAAAGAGGAAGGGGAAGGATCGCAGGTGTTTGGGTGGATGCGGTACTTCTCTTTCTATCTACAACGACTCTGGTTTTTGTGCAAACTGTAACGTTAGTGAAAAAGCTGTTCAGAAAATGATTAAAGAACTGAAAGGTTTTATTGAATATGAGCAAGACTAAGTGGGGTGCAGAGATAACTCCTAAAAGGATATGTGCTATTGATGCTAGCACTAATAGTCTTGCTTTTGCTATTTTTGATACCTTTACAAAAGATCTTATTAGTGTTGGAAAGATTAATTTTGAAGGCAAGAATACCTATGAAAAGGTTATGGATGCTGGTAAAAAGGTAAAAGCTTTCCTAGATATCTATGGTGGTTTTGAGGCGATAGTAATTGAGCATACTGTTTTTATGAATAGCCCAAAGACTGCTGCAGATTTAGCACTAGTTCAGGGAGCTATCTTAGGATCAGCTGGACAATCAGGAACTACAAGAATTGGAAGAGTGTCACCAATAACTTGGCAAAATTTTATTGGCAATAAAAAGATTTCAAAGGATGAGCAGTTATTTATTAGATCTCAGAATCCAGGTAAGTCTGTTTCTTGGTATAAAACATATGAAAGAAATTTAAGAAAAGAAAGAACTATAAAGTTTATTAATATTAATTATGGTAGAACGATAACAGATAATGACGTAGCAGATGCGTGTGGAATTGGTCATTGGGCATTAAAGAACTGGGATAAGGCGGTTGGCAATAATGACTGAAAGAGAAGCCAGGGTGTTTAAGGAAGAAGATGCTGATGTTATACTGACTGTCAGAACCCTTTCTCCAACCAAGTGGTTATTAATGGACCGTGAGACGGGGCAAATTTATCAGGGTAGTCCAAAGGGGTACTGGGATAGGTTAGAGCCAGTTATCAAAGTTGACAAGGATGCATGATGCCTGGTAAACTATATACATCAGAAGTATGGTTAAAGAAAAGATTTCTTATTGACAAGAAGTCTCCAGAAGAAATTGCAAAAGAATGTGGTGCAAGCGTAGAGACTATCTACGTTTATCTTGCTAAATTTGGACTAAGAAAGAGTAGAAGATGAATAAATTACAAAAAGTTATAATTGCAGTTGGTGTTGCAGGTGCTGTTGGTATTACCTATGTCCTAACAGCTTTAAAGGGCATGCCAGAGGCTTTTGATTGGGAAGACGAAGAAGATGAGTGATAATATAAAAATCACGGTTGACCAAGTTAATCACCCATCACACTATGTCTCTGACCCATCAGGAGTAGAGTGTATTCAAATTACACGTCACCGTAATTTTAATATAGGTAATGCATTTAAGTATCTTTGGAGAGCAGGGCTTAAAGATGAGTCTAAAACTATTCAAGATCTTGAAAAGGCAATATTCTACATTAAAGATGAAATTAATAGACTAGAGGGCAAGTATGTCAACTGAAGAAGAACTAATAAAGCATCTTGACGTAATGAACGATGTTGTTAGTGAATATCTAAAAGGCAGCGATCCAACCACTATTTCAAAAGAATTAGCTATTCCACGCACTCGTGTAGTGGCATACATTGATGAATGGAAAGAAAAGACTTCCAATAATACAGCAATCCGTGCTCGTGCAAAAGATGCACTTGCTGGAGCTGATGCACACTATAGCAAGCTTATACTTAAGTCTTATGAAGTAATTGATGAAGCCTCTATGACTAATAATCTTAGTGCAAAGACTGCTGCTATTAAGCTTGTGATGGATATTGAGTCTAAGAGAATTGACATGTTGCAAAAAGCTGGACTTCTTGAAAATAAAGAACTTGCAGAAGAGATGGTTGAGATTGAGCGTCGTCAAGAAATTTTAGTTGGTATTCTTAGAGACATAGCATCATCTCACCCAGAGGTTAGAGACATTATTATGCAAAGACTTTCTGTTATTGCAAAAGAGGGAGAAGTGATTACTGTTGTCCACGACGTTCAATGATTTTTTTGAGGTACTAAAAGAAAACCATTTTGTTGAGACTCCAGTTGACGCAAAGACTTTTGTTGAGTCTCCAGACTATCTTGGTCAACCACCACTATCTGAAATTCAATACACCATTGTAGAGGCAATGAGCCAAATTTATCGTAAAGAAGATGTTGTTGACATGCTTGGCGACAAAGGTGAAGAATACTATAAAAAATATACAAAGAATGAGCTAATCCTGCAACTTGGCAAGGGATCTGGAAAAGACTTTGTATCAACAGTGGCCTGTGCATATGTAGTATATAAAATGCTTTGTCTTAAAGACCCTGCTATTTATTATGGAAAGCCTGCTGGAGATGCTATTGATATTATTAACGTTGCTGTTAACGCTCAACAGGCTAAGAATGTTTTCTTTAAAGGTTTTAAATCTAAGATTGAGAGATCACCATGGTTTGCTGGCAAGTACAACCCAAAGGCTGACTCTATTGAGTTTGATAAATCAATTACAGTTTATTCTGGTCACTCAGAACGAGAGTCCCATGAGGGTTTGAACTTGTTTATGGCTGTACTTGATGAAATTTCTGGATTTGCATCTGAGGTTGCAACTGGAAATGAGCAAGGCAAGACTGCTGACAATATCTATAAAGCTTTTCGTGGTACCGTAGATTCTCGCTTTCCTGATCTTGGTAAGGTAGTTCTACTTTCATTCCCACGATATCAGGGTGACTTTATTTCTCAACGGTATGATTCAGTAATTGCTGAGAAAGAAATAATAGATAGATCACACAGGTTCATTATTAATGAAGATTTGCCAGAGGACAGCCCAGAAAATAGTTTTGAGATAGCTTGGGAAGAAGACCATATTCTTTCGTATAAGATTCCAAAGATATTTGCACTTAAAAGGCCAACATGGGAGGTTAATCCAACTCGTAAGATTGATGACTTTAAGATTGCATTCCTAACAGATTTAGGAGATGCAATGATGCGTTTTCTTTGCACACCAACATACTCATCAGATGCTTTCTTTAAGCAAAAAGAAAAGCTTGTTAACTGTATGACACTTACAAACCCTGTTGATAGTTTTAGAAGGTTTGCAGAAAACTTTAAGCCAGACCCAGACAAGCAATATTATGTCCATGCTGACCTTGCACAAAAGCACGATAAGTGTGCTGTTGCTATTGCACATGTGGATAAGTGGGTAAATATCCAGGTAATTAAAGATTATGAACAAGTAGCACCTATCGTAATAGTAGATGCTGTAGCTTGGTGGGAACCAAAAGCAGAAGGACCAGTCAACCTATCTGAGGTAAAGCAATGGATTATTAATCTAAGAAGACAAGGTTTTAATATTGGAATTGTTTCATTTGACCGTTGGCAGTCATATGATATTCAGCAAGAGCTTAAGCAGGTAGGAATAAGAACTGACACTGTTTCTGTTGCAAAAAAACACTACGAAGATTTAGCAATGATGGTCTATGAAGAGCGTATTGCTATGCCCATGATTCCCTTGCTTCTGGAGGAAATGTCAGAGCTCAAGATCATGAAGGGTAATCGTGTAGATCACCCTAGAAAGAAGTCTAAGGACTTAGCAGATGCTGTTTGTGGGGCAGTATTTGGTGCCATATCTCATACCCCAAAGGAAATGAATATTGAAATAGATATTCATACCTGGGGATCTGCTGATAAAGTTGCAAGACAGCAGAGGGCTATGGTAGAATTGGAAGACAGGCAAATGCCTAATGATGTCAAGAGCTTTCTTGACAATTTAAAACTAATATAACAAGGAGAAATACAAGTATGAATTCATTCAAGAAAATCTCAATTGCTACTGCTGCAGCTTTAGCAATCGTTGGTCTTTCTGTAGCACCTTCTTCGGCAGCACCGCTGACCGTTTCAGTTGCATCAGTAACTAACGCTACAACAGCAGCACTTCCAGCAACCGTTGCAGTACCATCAAATAATCAAATTTTGGCTGGTACATCAGTTGCAATTGCAGCAACAGCAGATACAGGAACAAGTGTTTCTTTTGCTGCTTCATCAACAGTTAAGTTGGTAACAGCACTGCACACAGTAGATGCACCAAAGACAGTTGCATCAGGAGTTTCATCTCTATCACTTACATCTGCAGGAGCAGCAATCACTGTTTATGCATACACAACAACAACAGCAGTTGGATCAGTAACCGTAACAAACGGATCATATTCAACAATTGTTTACATTGCAGGTACTCCAGGATCTGCATATAATCTAGGACTTTCAGTTCCATCTGCAACAGCAGTAGGAACAGTTCCAACAATTGCTCTTACAACAACAGATGTATTTGGTAACGCAGTATCAGATACAGCAACAGTAACCTTGATTGGTTCAACTTTTGCTAATGGATCAGTTTCAACAATATTGACAACTGCTGCAGCAACAAATGCTTCAACAGGTGCAGTTCTTGGAACAGTAACAGCAGCACTTGCAACAGCAGTTGCTGGAGATATTACAGTAGTTGCAACAGGTCTTGCAGCAGTAACACCAGTAACTGGTCTTGCTACTCCAACAAAGTCTGTAATTGCTAAGTTCACAGTATCTGATCTTGCTGGTATTATTACAGCACTAAAGTCTGATCTTGCTTCAGAAAAGTCTGCCCATGATGCAACTAAGGCTGCTTCAACAGCAGCAGCAAAGGCTGCAGCAGATCTTTTGGCAACAGAAAAGGCTACACATGATGCTACAAAGGCAGCACTAACAGCAGAGTCAAAAGCTAAGTCAGAGCTTGCAGTAGCACTTTCCAAGGCAAATGCAGAGATTGCAACAGCACTTGCAGACTTGTCAGATGCTAAGAAGGCTAAGGCAGATGCGGATAAGGCTATTGCGGATGCTAAGACATCTACAGATAAGATTATTGCAGATCTAAAGTTGCTTCTTGATAAGTCAAATGCAGATCTTGCATCAGCTAAGAAGGCTCTTGATGACCTAAAGGCTTCTTCAGATAAAGCACTTGCAGATGCAAACTCAGCCCATTCAAAGGCTATTGCTGATGCTAAGGCTTCTTCAGAAAAGTTGCTTGCTGACCTAAAGGCTTCTTCAGATAAAGCACTTGCTGATTTGAAGACATCTTCAGATAAGGCTCTTGCTGATGCTCAGGCATCACATGCAAAGGCTATTGCTGATGAGGTTACTGCACATGCAGTAACAAAGGCAGCACTTGCTAAGGCACAGTCAGATGCAGCAGCTAAGGCTGCAGCAGATGCTAGAGCAAAGGCAGCACTAAATGCAAAGATTAAGGCAGCAAACAAGAAGCTTCCTAAGTCATTGCAGATTCCTTTGGTTAAGTAAAACTTAATTAAGTTAGAGGGGTTAGCCAAGTGCTAGCCCCTCTTTCTTTTGCAATAAAATGATATAATAGCCTTATTAGTCATATCACCACTACGACTATAAGGAGAGAATTATTAAGAAATTAATAAGAACAGGTATTGTTCTATCTTTAATTTTAGTACCACTATTTTTATCCACAGATAAAGCTCATGCAGCAGAAGGTTTGACTGCTCAAGTCTATAATGTGCAGGGTCAAAATGCTTCCCCATATATCCCACAGGGTTCCTCTCCAGTACTAACTACAAACGTACCCAACATTGACCACCAATGGGGTTCTGGTAGCGTCTTAGGTGGCCCAGCAGAGGACGTTATTGTACGTTTTACGGGCTCAATCAGAAGTGACTCTACTCAAAATATATCCTTTATGGCTACAGGAGATGACGGTACCAGGCTCTACATTGATGGAGCATTAATAACAGATGATTGGGTTGACAAGGGTGGTGGAGGATCAACCTCTGCTCCAGTATCTTTTACAGCAGGAGTTCCAAAAACCATAGAATTAATGTACTATGAAAATGGTGGGGGAGCAAATGTATTCCTATATTGGGATCAATCTGGATCTATGGGAATTGTCCCAGCATCAGCCTTTACTTCACAAGCAGCCCCAGTAGTAAGAACAATAGGTGCTCCAAGAAATCTTACAGTAACAGATGGGGAAACTTCAACATTATTAATTTGGGAAGCCCCTAATACTGGTAATACTCAACCAGAAAGATATGCAATAGGTCTTAACACTGAAGGGCAAAATGGTTGGGGTATTGCAACTGGAAATGTTGGAGATGCTAACGCATTAAACACAACAATAACAATTAATCATTCTTTACTTGAAAGCCTAATGCCAAGCGGAACTGTATGGTCATTTCATATTAGATCAGACAATGACACGTTAGGAGTTTACTCTGAAAATTCAAATGTTGTTACACTTAAAATTGGAAAAACTGCAGAGGAAATTGCAGCAGAACAGGCAGCAGCACAGGCTGCTATTGATGCAGAGAATGCAAGATTAGCAGCCATCGCTGCAGAAGAAGCAAGACTAGCAGAGATTGCACGATTAGAAGAAGTTGCTAGGCTGGCTGAAATAGCAAGACTTGCAGAGGTTGCTAGACTAGCAGAAGTCGCTAGACTTGAAGCAGAAGCAGCAGCATTACTGGCAGCTCAACAAGAAGCAGCACG